TCAGTTTCTAATAATGATGCGGGTTTCATTCCACCCACGTAATATCCCGCACTTGCTATATTTTTATGATGTATTGCATCATACAAGTACGTTAATAATGACCGATTATGAGCCAATATCATGATTTGATTATTGGGATTTTCTTTTAATAAATCGGCAATAATTCGCACAATGAAATCACTTCGGGGTCCATATTCGCATAATTTCACAATCATTTTACTGTACATGGGGTTACCCCGGAAATCGTGTTCCACTTCATTGAAAACGGGATCGCGGGATTTATATTCCACCGCACGTACGTACACCATATCATCGTCACGCGTTTTATTGGAATATATTTTTTCACCAATAAACATGTATAATATGCGGGTTAATTTGTCTTTGCGATCTACCGTCGCCGATATACCCAACATGTAGGGTGTGATGGTTTTCAGCAGTGTTTTGGAGAATTGTTCGCTTCCAATACGATGCACTTCGTCTATAATGGTCAAACCAAAACACGAAAATGTATCCGCGGAATAATCTTTATCATATATACTTTGAATCATACCAATGACAATATCGCGACCTTTTATATCAATCACTTGACCCTGGATTTTACCAACGGATGCATTCGGTATGAATTCCTGGATGCGTTCTATCCACTGATTCATGAGAAATTCTTTATGCACTAATATCAATGTCTTTTTTTGCAATATAGATAATATTTTCAGGGCCATTACAGTATTATGTGTTACTGTGAAATCCCCGAGAACAAATCGCTTGTTTCCGTCAATTTCAAATCCATAATATTGTCCATCTTTTTCCTCCATCTTCTCTATTTTGATTCTATATATCAGCGGTGCGGGTTTCCACCGAATCCAATAACATTCTATTCCATCAAAGTTCTTGATTTGTAGGTACGTCGCATATCCCAAGGAACGCAATAGAAATAGGATGTCATCTGCCAATTTTTTTACATGTGTTTCTATATAATTATTATCATATAATGGAGAACTCATTAATCCATTGAGAACATTCATTTGTATTTTTCGTGCATTGCATTTATAGTCTATTGGAATATGAATGTTCTCTAATAGATTATATGTATTGATGAAATCAATATGGATTGGAGAACATAATGTAGGAGAAATGGCATAACATCCTATCCAATATCCCAGTTCAAATGGGTCTAACTCTATTGTTCTCTCTTCAAATGTAATAGGAACTCTAAATCCCAAATGTTCTCTACCCTTCTCTAATAATTCCAAATAATCCAATACATTTACATCTATAATTTTAGAAGTATTGGGTTCTTTCAATGATAATATATGACTTTCATTTACAATATAAGATGTGGTTTCGTAGGCAATGTCATTGTCTAGAGACAATTCATGTACTTTATATAATTGTTCTCTACCTGTTGTAGTAGATAATACATTACGTGGTGCGGAATCATCCCCCATGATGAGATCTCCTATATGCACATCTTGAACCATTTTTATTGTACCATCATACATGAGTATAGGTGTATCTTTTCCCAAACATTTACCTTGACCACATGGTACTTCCAATATTGCGCCTCCGCCTTCAGCGGTAGCGGCGGCATCAGCGGTACTGCCGCAATCCTCTGGTCGCACATAATTGATATATGTATTTATAATGTTCTCTTGATAGTCTCTTAGTGTTTTGGTAAATTCTACATTTATCATTTCTCCCCTTTCAATTTCACATGGTAATGTTGGTTCTCCATAACGCTCTATTCCATAAAATCGGGGAATATAGATTTTTTGTGCATTTTCGCGATATACTGGAAACGCACTCTCTTGTGCAAATGTCGCGCCCCCATTAAATGCACCAAATAACTCGGGTTTCACAAATAAATCCTTTTTTAAGAATGTTAAATCTTCTGGATTTAAAATAGATTTAGGTATGGTATATCCCTTTTTCCCCAAATAAGATTGAGAACATACCATCTTTTTGTATTCGTCGGTTACACTGAATTCCTGATTTTTCTGTTTGGCAGAAGATGACTTTTGCGCACCCTTTTTATTTTTAGAAAATAAGAATAATTTGCTCATGTTATATTGATTTGTTATTTTAATGTTCTCACAATAATAATACAAAGAATAATCTATAAATTGATTTTCAAATTATATTTTATATTTTTATGATTTTGAAGAACATAAAAATATAATTGTATGATATAATGAAATTCGTGGATTCTTTTAATAAAACGTCACCACTTGAATTACTTCTTATTATTGTATTTATATTATACATTGTATTCCCTATACCAACCCCCGCATTTATTGCATCATCCGTAGATTCATCTTTAGGGATTTTAGTGATATTCTGTGTTACCATATATTTATTTTTGTATACATCTCCCGTTTTAGGTATTTTGTATATATTGGTGGCCTATGAATTGGTCCGTCGCAGTGCATTGGTCACTGCCCGTAGTGCGATTGTAGATTATACTCCTACACAAGCCAATAAAGATGTACAAATGCAGAAAATGAATCCTCCTCAACAGAGAACATTAGAAGAAGATATTATTGACATGCGTGCACCGATTGGACAAAGCGCAAGCGTGGAATTTATGGATACCTCATTTCAACCCGTAGCGGATTCCACGTATAGTGGCATTTCACTCATTTAAACCCTTGAAAAATTAAAAATTGGACATATTTTAATATAAATACATGAATAATAAATAATTATTCATGTATCCTTTCAAAATTATTTATTCTACTAAAGAAGAAAAAGAAAAACATAAAGATGAAATATATGGATATGCAAATGATTTATCAGAAATCAAAAAAATAATATACAAATCCGCGGATGAATATATTTGTAAGTATAAAAATAAGATATTTCGTGAAATGGAAGAGAATGATGAAATTTCACAAAATACATTTTATAAAATGTTTGATACACTACCAAGTGTAAAATATTTTGATATATCGCCAAAAATATGGCATGAATATGAAATAGATGAAGTAGAATTACATGAATATTTTCTCTCCCATTTCAAATCTTCAAGGGTGTAAACCCTTTCCCAAGACAATAATTCATATATGTTGAGTGTCCTTTCAGGCACTCTATACATGGTCTTATTTTTTAGTGAAATGTCTACCTTTACATGAACAATCCCGCCATGTGGGTTTTTTCCAAGTAAAGGGTTAATATTATGAATTCTATTGATTTTTGTAGACGGTACCAAAAGCCACAAATAAAATTGCACCTACTAAACTAAATGCAAGTATAGCAGAAGCTGTATTTCTTTTACGTTTTCTTTCTCTATTTATTTTTTTGTTTTTATGTTTCTTAATATTTCCATATCCAAAAAAGTATGCAAGAAGTAATCCTATAAATAAAACCGATATTGCAACAAATGATTCAAATATAGGATTAAAACCTGGTATAAATGGTTGATTTATTTCCGGTAATTTCAAATCTTTCAAATTACCAGAAAGAAATAAAAAAACAGTATATAGACCAATAAGAATAAAACTACTGAATCCATAAATACTCATATTTGGCATTTTTCTATACGTACCGATGAATCCTATAATAATAAATATACATGCAATTGTGAGTAAGAATAATAAATTGGTAAATTTATTAACACCTGTTAGTGGAGTGTTTGCTTGAAATGCAAATATTATTAATGATGTTACGCCTATACTTGTCAATAACATGAATATTCCAGTAATATTATTTATTATATCACTTGTTTCTGGACCATACACTTTTACCTTTGTATTATTGCTTTCTGGAGAACAATCATAATACGATGACATCTTTGTCTATATATTTATAAATATATATTTATAAATATGTAAATTATTTTGATACTGTAGTGAAAAAATATACTCACATATATTTCAAATGGAAAGTTGTGTACAAATGTTATTAAAAATCGCCTACAAATGGACCTATCGCTCTAAAACCGGAAAGTATTAGTTCAACAAGTTCACCAATTGATTTAAAGATGCTTGATAATGCACCAGTTATAGAAGTAGTAAAGTTGAATGATGATGTATTGGTTGTATTAGAATTATTCCTTGCTGTGATCTGTGTATATATGTTTTCAACGGTTGTATTTATCCATGAAAATATTTTATTAAAAAAGCCAATAGTACTATAAATCACTGTTTTCAAACTATTAATTAAATTAACAAATGCACTCCATCTTATTTTTTCACTTGTAGTCCATGTATTATTTACAAACTTATTATATAATATTTCACTTATTTTATAAATAAAATTAATAATAGAATGTAATATATTTAATACTATTGCTATACATAAAAGGATTATCAATAGTATTAATGCGACTATTGACACAGCACCTATAGATATTGATCCCAATAAAGTAATAATTACCGTTATACAAATTATTCCAATTTCATTTATCACACCCATCAAGTAATCTTTATCCGTAACAATTAAATATGCAATTAAACAAAAGGTTATTATAATTCCTATCATACCAAAGAATAAAAAATTAAATGTAGCCGGAGTATTGTTATATAAATTATAGAAAACGACAGAAGTTATACCAATAATTGCAGCAATTGTGAATGTTATTTGTGATAATGTCTGTTTATCTTTAACTATTGGTTGTGGTTTTAAAAAAACATAAAAGACAATAGCAGAAAAAATCGCAAATAATGAAGACGATATTATATAAATATACATTCTATTACTAAATGGGACAACTGCCATAGGAACAGTTCCTTCTTTATTATCGCTTCCCAATAAAGAACAATCCATATTTTTAGGTAATCCGCTCATTGTATGTATTTGTATATATGTTACGAATACATAAAATATTATTATTATACAATAATTCCTGTTGACGGATTATTCGTGGATGCAGGTTTCATAATTGTTTCTATTATTTCATTTTTCTTTTCATCCCAATCATATGCTTTTATTTCACCTGTGATTACATTCTCTTTTATTATATTTCCAAATACATTATTGTCCAAAGTAGACAATGCCAATAAAAGATCAATATCGTCTTCTATAATTGGCGGTTTTTCCAAAGTAGACAGTGCCAATAAAATATCAGTATCGTCTTCTATAATTGGCGGTTTTTCCAAGGTAGAGAGTGCCAATAAAAGATCAGTATCGTCGTCAATCATTGGGGGTTTTTCCAAGGTAGAGAGTGCCAACAAAAGATCAGTATCGTCCTCTATAATTGGCGGTTTTTCCAAGGTAGCCAGTGCCAATAAAAGATCAGTATCGTCGTCAATCATTGGGGGGTTTTCCAAGGTAGCCAGTGCCAATAAAAGATCAGTATTATCGGGTTGATATCCGGATACTTTTTTTAATAATTGAAATACGGGTTTAAACTCATCGGTTTTATCAACAGGGCTATGTGATTTTAATGGCATGATATTAAATAAATACTAATTATACTACACTGTGAAAAAAAGTATACTATTTTGATCCTAAATATACGGATTGTATGCAAATGCACCCGTCTCATAAATCGTTGCAGTAAATGTATCTTTATAACCCTCCACATAAACATTGTCATTAGTATTCATTTCATTGCATCCATTTTCACTCGTACAATTTGCGCCGTTGAACCGAACCGGTAATTTCGTATTCAAATTCCCACTATTAGATATTGTATAATACTGCCATTTGTCACGACGATTGCAACTAATACGTCCAAATAATGGCAATATCATATTATCGTTACTCATATTACGTGTCAAGATACCGATTTGCGTATATCCACTATTAAAAGAACATGTATTCAATTGTATGGGTATATTTTTAATGGGCGGCATTCCTCGTATATCACTGCTATCCGGAGGAAAATAATAACTATTAGATTTCAAAGGAGGTGTATATGGATCATTGAATGGATCGTTGCGTGTAGACACCGATGCCAATGGTGCAATCATTGCAGGTTGCTGTTGTTGTATATTCGGCGTGGAATTCACAACATACACTTTGTCATGCCCCGCATTATTACGCATATTCCAAATATAAATCAATAATCCAAGAATAATGAATATGAAAAAAATAGATACATTTTCTAAACATATTACACCCGGTATGCACTTTTTGGCCATTATATATTATGTCATTATATAATATATAATTGTGTATACTTGGATTCTAATTATTTATTGGATATGCTTCTTGTATTTGCGGAATATTATCAAATGTATCAAATGCAACATTATAAAATCCATCCGGTTCCATGATTGCATTACCATATAAAGTTAATCCCCCGGCATATAATAATGCCAAAATACTCAACGCAATAAATAATGGTATAGAGGAATCTTTCTCGGTATTATTTGCAGAAGCTGCGAGTGCGTCTTCAAGTGTTTTAACCGATGTTAAAGGACCAAATAACATTTGTATAGGAGGCATACAATAACATTTTCCAATATCTTTCTTTGTTCTTAATAAAAAGGGTTTACTTGAAAAAATCATATTCATGTTTTCAATGCCGTTGAAAAATTGTTTTTTTGTCGGACACAAATCCTCCATAGCAATTGTTGGACAAAAATTTATTATTTTACCGAACGAGAAACAAAATACGTAAAATTCTATTTTAATGGGCCAATACACGAAAATATAAATAACTGTCCATATAATCAGCCATATAATATAAAAAAGAACATCTAAACCCCAATAATACATACATAATGGAATATTTGCAAGAATTTTAAATGGACATGCCAACATGGCAAATAATTTGGCAATATTCATTTTATTTCTATTTACATACTCATTGGATAAAAACATCCATCAATTCATTGCATTTTACACAGGGGGTAGTTCAAACCCTTCATGAATTAAAATAGAATATTTAAATTCCTCAAGGGTCAGGTTCCAGTGACGATTTGAAATTACGCTCTAAAGAGCGTCCCATTTTAAATCTTCGCTGGTTCAAACCCTTCATTTGTAATTCCCGCACCAAATTTTAATATATTTGTGAGGGCAATTGTCAAAAATAATATGATCAGCATATTTTTGGTAAAGAACGAAAATAAAAATCCAATCAAGAGAAATGCGACAATGGATATATAATCTTGTTCAATGGATAAATAAAACAAATCTGCTAAAGAAATGAATAAAATAAAGTATAAAATGAAACGGTTATGTATCAACGAATTGTTCTTTTTGGAAAAAAGATTGGATGTAAAACTGGAAATGGAATTCATTATATATTTATAATTGATAATAAAATATATCATTATCAATTATAATTTACCTATTTATTGCGTTGTTTCATTTTCAATTCTCGGTATCTGGATTCACATCTTCAATGTCATAATTCACCGGCAATTCATTTGCACTATAAATATCCAAAATCTCACGCACGACTTCTTCGCGTTGTATATCATTTTTATCAAATTCAAATTTACTTATACTGGTTGAACGTCGCCCCCTAAATTTATTCAAAAAATCCTCCAATCCATTCAATTCATTGGGTCTATCGTATTGTTCCAAATCTCCGGTAATGACCAAACGGCTATTTTCACCCAGACGCGTTAAAAGCATTTTCATTTGCGAAACACTGGAATTCTGCATTTCATCGGCGACAATCCAGCAGTTTTTGAATGTTCTCCCGCGCATATATCCTAAAGGTGCAATTTCTATTACTTTTTCTTCTAGAAGGGATTCTACTTCTTTGGGTGTAATAAAATTATATAAAATATCATATATGGGACGTATCCATGGTGCCATTTTTTCTTCCAATGTTCCCGGTAAAAATCCTAAATCCTCGTCCACACTCACAGATGGACGTGTGAAAATGAGCTTTTCATAGAATCCCGTTAAAAAATAGCGTACTCCAAATTCAGTGGCAAATAATGTTTTACCGGTACCCGCGGGTCCCGACGCAATGATGATTTTTTTGCATTTATTCCCGAGTGTTTTTACATATTCTTCTTGATTTTTATTGATGGGTTTTGTAAATTTATCGTCAAATTTGGCGCGTTCATTGTAAGATAAATACTGCATATTGCTATATAAATTTTTAGTGTTTTTTTCACGTTTGTTATCATAATCATATAAATATTCATTCATGAGCTCTTTTTCTATTTGTTTCTTGGATCTGCGAGTGCGCTTTTTTTCTTTTTTATCTTTTAATTCACCTACAGTCTCGTCATTTCCGTTACCATTAATTATATTCATATTATACACTATGAATATAATATTTTAGATACCTTACTATTTGTCCGGAAAAAGCAGTGTATCCGTCGCACTTCTTACGCAAAACACACGATGTGCAATTACCATTACAATGAATGTTATTCCTAAAACGTTTATAAATGAATATTTATAGTAATATGAAATAAACCAAACAAATAAAAGTGTGACTACAGTATCAATAATAGGAATATTGAAAACCCGATATTTACGCAACCCCGTATTTGGTTTTCCAATGACATCTTTATATTTACACAAACCCCACATTGTATATAGAGTATAAATATATTGTAGGGTTCAAGAGTGTACCTTTTCGCATGAACTTTTTTATACACCTTTGTTATTGTGGAACTTTTTCACAAGAGAATAAGATTATGCATGGATTACACATATAGAAAAGTGGTTAGCACGCAAAATGTATTTATATATTTTTCTTTGTTTTCTTTGATTTTTTCGTTTTCTTTGACTTCTTTGACTTCCTTGACTTCTTTGATTTACCTCCTTTTGAAGTTGATTTAACCGGCATAATATTATTTGAATCAATATCTTTAGTATATATTTTTGTATTGAACCCATCTAACGTTACATTTTCAATTAATATTTCGTTGTTATCATTTATAAAATTAAAAACGGGGTTCACCACATATTTACCAGCGGGTTTATTAGTTGCACCTTCAAGATGTTCACCAGTTGTATATTCTGTCATATTTACGTTTTTTTGCCCTAAATATTGTACTTTAACCATTTTTCCAGTTGACTTATTTTGATAATAATAAATATTATTTGTAATTAAGTTTTCAATATTTATTTGTGTATAACCAGAAGTACCTTCGTTTGAACTCATTATATAATATTATTAGATAATTCTTTTTTAGATATGAAATCTATTATGTAAAATATATAAAATCTGTCTTATATATTATTTAGGTAAATAGTGAAAGATGTCTGAAACTATCCCTTTTGTAGAACCACTTTTACAACCTGACAACACACGATATGTAATGTTCCCCATAAAAGACAATGAAATATGGAAAATGTATAAAAAGCAATTGGACTGTTTTTGGGTGGTTCCAGAGGTGGATACGTCAAAGGATTTGAATGATTGGCAAAAATTATCAGACGACGAACGTCATTTTATTTCTATGGTATTGGCATTTTTCTCATCCAGTGATGGAATCGTATTGGAAAATCTGGGACTCCGTTTTATGATGGATGTCCAATTGGCCGAAGCCCGTGCATTTTACGGATTCCAAATCGCAATGGAAAACATCCATAGTGAAATGTATAGTACACTTATTGATACGTACATTAAAGACGGGGACGAACGCGATAAACTCTTCAATGCCATTGAAAATTATCCATGTATTGCGAAAAAGGCCAATTGGGCAAAGAAGTGGATATCCGACAATCGCAGTTCATTTGCCTCCCGTTTGGTCGCATTTGCCGTGGTAGAAGGTATCTTTTTCAGCAGTGCATTTGCCAGTATTTATTGGATCAAGAAACGCGGATTAATGCCCGGACTCACATTTTCCAATGAATTAATATCACGCGATGAGGCACTACATACCGAATTTGCCGTATTATTATATAGTAAATTACAGCGTAAATTGAGCAAAAAGCGAGTATATGATATTATTCAAGAAGCCGTCAATATAGAAAAAGAATTCATTACAGAAGCCATTCCATGTCGCATGATAGGAATGAATGCCAAAATGATGATACAATATATAGAGTTTGTTGCTGATCGTTTATCTGTCCAATTGGGATATGATAAAATATACAATTCGGCGAATCCGTTTGATTTCATGGAATTGATTAGCATTGAAAGTAAAGTCAATTTCTTTGAAAGAACCAACTCCGAATATTCATTGGCAAATAAAACGATTGACACGGATGTCTTTGAATTCAATGCCGATTTTTAGATTTATATTACAAATTATATAAATACATGAAATTATTTATATAATATACTATGCAAAATACGAATCTCATTCAAGAACATTATAAATATATTATAAACAAATGCAATAGTTTGTCTAATACCCCGAGTGATATATATCAACATCTACCTACCTTATACAAATATGCATGTGAGTGTAATAGTGTAATTGAATTGGGAGTACGCGGATGTATATCCAGTTGGGCATTTTTGTGCGGATTGTTGAATAACAACCGTAGTGCGGATAAAAGACGAATATTATTAAATGATATTGAGGAATGTGATATTGCCGAATTTCTTGCCATTTCACAACCTCTACCCATTCAAGTAGATTATAAATGGATCAATGATTTGGAATTACAAGTAGACGGAAATTATGATTTGACATTCATTGATACATGGCACGTGTATGGCCAATTGAAACGCGAATTGGAAAAATTCAGTGGAATTACCAATAAATATATTATTATGCATGATACAACGGTGGATGAAGTTTATGGGGAAACCATTCGTTGCGGTATGAATGCGCAACAGCAACATGAAATAACTGGATTTCCATTGGAAGAAATCAATTGTGGATTAAGACCCGCTATTCACGAATTTTTGACAAATCATCCAGAATGGAAATTGAGAGAACAATTTACAAACAATAATGGATTAACGGTATTACAACGCGTTGCCGATTAACCTTTTTCGCAAACACTTCGCAACCGCTTCGCTAGACGAATCATTCATATATACAATTCTAATTTTATATATGAATAAAAACGAATAAACATAATCAACTCTACAATACAATTATTTGTCCTCATCATCTGCCTCATTGGCTACATAAATATCCAACGTCCGCGCACTGGGATCTGTAATATGATCTGCATATTTGGGCATCCAAAATCGTGGTATTATTTTCCCCATACCCGAATAATTGGTTTCAAATATTCGTCTATACATATACTGTTCCGGTGTAGTGGGAATTAAATGATTGTCCAGATGTTTCATAACACTGGCATCTATAGTTGGAAACAGAGAGTTCGCATATTCTTGTATAATTTGATATAAAGAACGGCTTTGTTGGGATACCCCATCACTAAATGCCTCCTTTTTCCGCCATATTACTTCAGTGGGCAATAACCAATTGTCTTTATTATCGCGATAATACTCTTTGGAAAAGGCTTTGCGGATCAAATATTTTTCACATTGATCATTTGCAGCATGAAATCGCAATTGGGGCGGTATAGACAAATAATATTGTACAAATGATCGGTCTAAAAAGGGCGTACGGGGTTCCAAACCATGACTGGAAATGGATTTGTCCGATCGTAAAACATCATATAAATATATATCACCCAGTAATCGCCGACTCTCGCAATCAAATTCCACTGCATTTCCCGCTAAACTCATATACAAATATCCACCACATAATTCGTCTGCACCATCTCCATTGAAAATCACTTTCGCCTTACTGTTTCTTGAAATGTATTTCCCAATAAGATAATTGCCAATACTTGCACGTACTGTAGTGGTATCGTAACTCTCAATTGCGCAAATGACTTCGGGGATTGCCTCTAAAAAATCGGCTTCGGTCAAAACGATTTCAGTGTGTTTTGTTTTCAAATGATCGGCCACCATTTTCGCATATTTCAAATCCACCGAACCTTCCAATCCAATACTATACGTTTCTAATGTAGGCATTTCGTGATCCACACAATATTGGTTTACCAATCCGGTAATAATACTGCTATCTAATCCCCCGGATAACAAACATGCAATTGGGCGTTCAGTGGTGGAACACCGTTTTTCCACCGCACGTAACAAATAGCGTTGAATATTCAATATAAGGTCCTCTTCATAATATTGCGGACTGCTATGATACATGATGGAATTGAATCCGGTAGAATGGTAACGACGATATTCATTCTCCAATTTCCACACCGACAATACTTTGGAAGATAATGTATAATAAGAATAAGATCCGGGGGGAAATTGTTCCAATGTATATTTGGAATGATCCTTAACCCCATTGTCATAATCTAATAGGGAATAGGGGGAGGATTCACATGCAAATAGATTATTTTTATTGTATAATGCATCCAATACCGAATAAAATGGATATAAAACTTTCATTTCACTGGCAAATCCAATGATGTATTCATATTCATTAAATTCTTTTTTGTTCTTCCGCATATATTTATTGGGATGTAGAATGTACAAGGGTCGTACTCCGTATGGATCTCTGGCAACATACATTTTGTATTTTTCATTATACACATTATTATCCAACAAAATAAATGAAAAAACGCCGTCCAACATTTGAAGTGTATGCTCAATGCCGTATTTTTTGTATAAATGTATAATGACTTCACAATCGGAGCCCGTTTTGGGTTCAATTCCCATATATGTATACAATTCCTTATAATTGTATATTTCTCCATTGCATATTAATGTAATGTCTCCGTCCACCAATGGTTGATTGGATTCTGGATTTAATCCATTGATAGATAATCTATGAAATCCCATTGCTATTTTTAAACCGACTTGGCTTAATTTAGAAAACTCGGGACCACGTGATTTTCCCTTTTGAAATTGTTCATCTACAAATTGAGTATCAAATGTATTACAATTATTCAATAATGAAAAAATACCACACATGCCAATGTTATTCATTTATATTGTTTATCATTTAAGTTGTTTCCATGGAATGAATTCAATGCTATTATTATAATGTGTCATAATACTATAGTATACTATGTGGAAAAATATCAAATATGCATTTGTCCTATATCTTTTTGCACTATTCGCCCATCCAGTAAAAATGGATACTGAATGTCCACTCGTTTCTGGAAATGAAGACCGACGTCCCAATAAAAAAGTTCTCCGGATCATGCAATATAATGTAGAATGGTTATTTATTGAGCCGTATAGCGGTTGTCCGGGGGACGATTGTACATGGAAGAATCAAAGTGAAGCCGAAACACATATGAATTATGTGGCGAATATCATTCACACGCTGAATCCCGATATTATCAATTTCTGTGAAGTGGAAGGATGTGATGAATTGAATTTATTGAAAGATCTATTGGATGACGAGACCTATTTGCCCTATTTGAAAAAAGGAACGGATACTGGAACTGGACAAAACGTGGGATTACTAACGCGAATAGATCCAATCGTTTCTTTATATAGAAATGAAATGAAATATAATTATCCCATTGAAAATTCCCAATGCGGCTATTTTCCATCTACCCCTCAATCCACTGGCGTGAGTAAACATTATATTACTGAATTCTTCTTTCATGATATTCGCGTGGCACTCATATCCGCCCACTTAATCGCAATTCCAACCGAACCCTCCCGATGTTCTCAACGCGAGGCGCAAGCAATGATATTACAAAATGTTATTTATAGTTATATACAGAAAGACTATGAAATCATCATGATTGGGGATTTCAATGACTATGATGGAGAAATATTAGATATGAATAACAATAAACCAACATCAAGTGTATTGAGTATATTGAAAGGACAATCGGGTATATATGGTGGAAAATATACACTCTATAGTGTTGCTGAAACCATAATGCAGAATGAGAGGTATAGTGATTGGTGGGATTCCGACAGTAATTGCAATACTGCATCCAATAATGATTATTCTATGATAGATCATATTTTAACAACGGAAGCAATAAATAAAAATATTATCAATACATTTATTTATCATGGGTATGAAGAATATTGCGGGAAATATAATTCGGATCATTATCCTATTGTAATTGATTTGATGGTTTCATAATATATATTTACTCTGTCTAATTCATAATTATAACATGTACATGTGCTGCAAGATTGGCATCATCTAATAAAGCCAAATGTGGATCTTGATCTGTTGTAGAAATAATGGATTTCCCAGAATCAATTATTTTTTCCAATTCGTCGTCATAGTCTTCTTTTATGTGGAATGCTTCCATAATGAATAATTGCACGGCATGACTATCATACACCGTTGACCACATATTATATATAGGACTGCATGTATCCTCACCTACATATTGTATAATATCCCGAATCAAATCCGTTTTTCTCTTTGCACCTTTACCATACAAAAGAACCATTTGATCATTGACGATGTTGTGTTTGATGTTCTCCACGAAATGGATCAAAACCAAATAATCTTCCACGGATAAAAATGGTTTCCAGGATTCAAGTGGGTGTGACATGTTGAGTATTGAAATGAATGAATGGATATAATGCGACTTGTATTATTATTATAGTAAATAAAGTCATTTCAATTTTGTAAATATATTATATTATAGTATACAAATCAATACAATATAATATGAACAATCATAATAAAATAGGTTCTCTTTATGAAGACGGTTCTTATTTAGCAACCCATACTGAAAATTTTACCAATTTTACACCTGCCCTCCTTTCAAATCAGCCATATGTGTCCTCACAAATACTTGAAACTGAAGAAAATGTAGAAATTGCAGTGAATTATGATATAGAAGGAGAAGAGGATAAATCACATCCTCAATATATTACCTATATTGATCACCCTGTTATAAAGAATAAATTGAATATGGAAAATGAATCGTCCACATATAATAATGATCGCACATCCACGGATACACTTGATGTCAATGTACATTTTGATACCATTGTTCATTTTTATTTTGGATCACTTGCTGTTCTTGGATTATTTATATTGTTCCGTAGTATTCAAAAATCCAAATATTGATTCCTTTTATCTTGGAAAAGGATTATGTAGATACTACACCCGAAAATAATGCACTGTTCATGCGTCTATACATTTTTTCTTTTTTTTGACGCATTGCTTTGGTTTGTCTCTTCTTTGTATACGTACTAGGTCGTCTATTTTTTTTCGTTGCTCCTGCTCTTTTTTTATTTGTTTTATTTGTTTTATTGGTTTTATTTGCCATAATGAATTATATAATATACTATTATTATATAATTGGATGATTGAATCATTGAATCATTGGAGAAGGAGATTATAGCTTGAATCGTTTGAAAAGTTCAAGCCCGACCAATGCACCGAAGGTTTCTGCTAAAATGTAGGGAATCAAATCTTGGGTAGACAATTTACCCGCAGAAGCCATTGCAATAGAAACCGCGGGGTTGATACATCCACCGGAAATGGGGGATGCAATTAATATGACAAGTGCGAGTGCTGCACCAATTGCCAATGGGTTTCCTGTGGCAAAAATAACGTATACGAAAAAGGCGGTTCCCAGAAATTCTACTAAATATTTATACATTATAATAAATTATATATTATAAAAATATTTTATAGATTGTACATAACTAAAATAATCTGCAATATTTTTTCGCAGGAGCTATCTTTGGAAAACTGTTCGGGGCAATTATAGATTGTTTGGATGCATTCTTTTTTGCGGGGGCAACCGCTCCCCCTCCCCGTGTTCGGCGTAACGCATCATTCACAGTATTGACATCACGAGTTGTAGTAAATGCAAAGGCTTTATTATTGGCATTCAATGAACCCACACCAATTTCATTTACACGGCGGTTTCTCGTCACTTGCGATGCATCGCGATTTCCCATCCATTTTTTATGATTTTGAATGGCTATACTTGTGTTTGTTTGATAGCCCAATGTATTTATATATTGATTACGACCCATGGCAAAACTATTTTGAGCATCCGACGTTGAATCTTTTTGCGGCATTGCATTGCGCCCATTTAAAATACCATTTTGAATTGGAAATAATGGAAATACAGAACCAGTAATTGCAGGCATTATTATATGATACTATAATATTATATATTTTTACAATATTATAGAATTCGCAGTATTGGGTTATCCCATTGAATTGTACAAAGCAATACATTCGTTTATCGGCGACGAACTGCCATGAGATTCACATAAGATGCGTTATGGTCATCCCCGCCAAAACTACTATCATTGTAATTCTGGTTTACTGCACGCTGTTTTCTGTATGTAACATAATCGGATGAATCTGCAACGAATTTCACATTACATGAAGATGCGGGAACATTGCTACCATCACAATTATTAAACATGCTTCCAATATTATTTTTTCGTTTATAACGATCCACGTTTGTGGGATTGGGTCCACCACATTGATAATTCACGCGTGACAAAAAATCACCGGAATTATTAATTGCGCGAAAAGGAGTTGTGTTCCCCTTCTTACCATTATATGTACCAGTTGCATATGCAGTATTCCAGCTCTTTGTAACTACCTTACGTAAAAGCGTTTGTGACGAATCTTTGTAATTTGTAATAGATTGTTTAGGAGATATACCTTTCACACCGCCACCTAATTGAGACATTATATTATATACAATTATAATAATTCTATAAAATATTATAATTATATATAACAATGTCTTCATCTAAAGACAACTCGTCTAAAACAGATTCATCACATTCATCATATAGTACTGTAGAATCTGTGAATATAAAGTCTGTTGGAGATTTGAAGAATGTAGAAAATATGGATGAATTATTGAAATCCAATTATTATACACTCTTTAATCCGGATTGTGTTAGAAAAAAATCTAATTGGACAATTCATTCTAATAAATATAAATTTGACGATGAATCATTTGATAAAGATCTTTTTCTAAATGACATTGAGCGAAATTCTCCCAAATTAAATGCATTATTGAAAAATATTGAAAAATTGGATAAAGAAGATCAAGATAAATATGGAAAGAAATTTAAACATTTCATATTTTCGGATTTAAAATCGGGAACGTATGGTGCTAAAATGATTGCATCTGCATTTATTGCATCTGGTTTTTCTATGGGTTATTATGCACCTCAACGGGGACAAATAGAAGAAGTATCGCCATCTCCTGTAATTCAAGAATCTAATGTCCCTGTGAAATCACCGTCTCCACAAGAACCTTCTGTTGCCACCACAGTATCTACTTCGCCACCGGAACCTTCTGTTGCAACCACAGTATCTACATCTCCACCAAAACCTTCTGCGGAAACCACAGTATCTACATCTCCACCGGAACCCTCTGCGGAAACCACGGTGTCTGTAAGTCCACCGGAACCTTCTGCGGAAACCACTGTATCTACATCTCCGCCGGAACCCTCTGTTGCAACCACAGTATCTACGTCTCCACCAAAACCCTCTGTTGCAACCACGGTATCCACATCTCCACAAGAACCTTCTGTTGCAACCACAGTATCTACATCTCCACCAAAACCTTCTGCAGAAACCACAGTATCTACGTCTCCACCAAAACCTTCTGCAGAAACCACAGTGTCTACATCTCCCCCAGAATCGTCTTCTATTCTTTCAAATATTCAAAATTCAATAGGTTCATTATTTACATCTACTGTATCCACATCTCCCCCGGAACCCTCACCAGAAGAAAATAAAAGACCAGAAGAAAATACAGGACCAGAAGAAAAGAAGGGAGGCAAAAAGACAGCCTATTTAAATATTCGTCTTAAAAAAGATACAGAATTATTAAAAACCACACAAAATAATTTCCTCCTTCTTTCATCGGTAGATGTATTTGGAAAACCAATTACTGTGAAAATGAAAAAAGAAATCCTCAAAAAATTCAACGAACGTCCAAATAATGTATATGGCGAATATGCCCGTTTTATTATTATGGACAGTGGATTTAAAGAAGGTATTGATTTATTTGATATTAAATATGTCCACATATTTGAACCACAGAGAACATCCGCCGATCAAAAACAGGTGATTGGACGCGGAACGCGAACATGCGGACAAAAAGGACTGGTATTTCATCCCACCATGGGATGGCCACTCTATGTATTCAATTATGATATTGAAATTTCAAACCAATATAGTAAAATATTCAACAATGCATCCAGTGGTATTGAATTGTATTTAAAAGCACTTCAGGTAGATTTAAGATTACTGAATTTCGCAAATGAACTGGAACGCATTTCCATAATCGGTTCTGTAGATTATGAATTAAATCAAAATATACATAATTTTGCACTGTCAAAAAAGAAGAGTGCGTCTTTATCCAATGTTCAAAGTGCGGGTGCGAATACGCGTCTAACACGATCCACGGAAAAGAGATTGGCGATTGCAAATAAACGTGCCACGCGTAAAAGGAAATCCATTCCGTCCAATCCAGCAATAACATTAGAACCCGCTATACAACAAATAATGAATTCTTATAATAGTGAAATGCCTATTGGGAATCATTTGGAAATGCGCAAGCATATTAGAGAACATTTTTCCAAATATACATGGGATAATGTACAAATGGAAAATCTATGTGGTTATGCTGGACCTCCTGATATGCAAAAAGGCGGTGCGCAAATTATAAATTATTCCCCCACACAAGATTTTATCAAACATTATTTCACCCCGAATAATCCCATCAAAGGTATGTTATTATGGAATTCCGTAGGAACGGGTAAGACGTGTTCCGCAATTGCCGCCGCATCCTACTCATTTGAACCCGAAGAATATACCATATTATGGGTTACCCGAACCACATTAAAAGCCGATATATGGAAAAATATGTTTGAACAAGTATGCAATGAACGCATCCGTCTGGAAATACAAAATGGAAAACAAATTCCCGAAAATCATAATGAACGCATGAAACTGCTTTCCAAATCGTGGAAAATACGACCCATGTCATACAAACAATTCAGTAATTTAGTCTCCAAACAAAATCGGTATTATAGTGATTTGGTGAAAATAAATGGCGAGGGGGACCCCCTGCGTAAAACCCTTCTTATTATTGATGAGGCCCATAAATTGTATGGGGGTACCGATTTATCTTCTATAGAAAAACCCGATATGAATGCCCTACACAAGGCATTGATGAATTCCTATTTGGTTTCCGGAAAGGAATCGGTAAAACTCTTATTAATGACGGCCACGCCAATTACAGAAAGTCCATTGGAATTAATCCAATTGTTGAATTTATTGCGATTGCCAGAGAATCAATTCCCCGATCAAATGGATACATTCACCGAAAAATATTTGGACACCAATGGATTATTTACTCCACAAGGTCAAGCGCAATTTTTAGATGATATTGCGGGTTATATTAGTTATTTGAATCGCGAGAAAGACGCGCGTCAATTTTCACAGCCCATTATTACCAATATTACAGTTCCTATTGTAACGGAACAAGATAAGGCACTCATTGATAAATATGACAAGGCATATGCCAAAGGGTTTTTTGAGAGTGATATCAATACACTGAAATCCGCAATTGAAGATAAAGCCAAACAAATTGACGAGGAGCTACGCGATAACACGAGCAGTAAATTTCTATTTCTAAAAAATAAATGCGAACCTCATAGTGGTATTGTAAAGAAAAAATGCGAGAAAATGGTTTCGGGCTATATAAAAGATCTTGTTGCCGAGGCCAAAAATGAAACCAAAACGATCCGTGAAGAAATAAAACAACTCCGCGAGGAACTTGCAAAACAAACGAAATTGAAAACGGCCAAAATGCGCGAATATGTCAACATAGGTACCCCGGAAGAATATAAAAATACTTTATTTTATAATTTAAAGAACAAATGCGGAAAAAAAATAAATGACAAGACCGAATTGAATAGAGTCATCCAAACTCATCCCGCTGTGTTCAAAATAGAAGAAGAAATGGCAAATGCGGAAAAAAATATATTAAAATTAGAACATAGGATTGCATTACACATGACATCATCCAAGAATCGTATACTGAATATTAAACAATTATTGAACACGGACATTAGTGATATGGAAAAACGCGTATTGAAGATGGTATTAAAAGAAGAACAAAATAATATACGGGAATTACAAGCGAAGAATAAAACACAAAAAGCAGATACTGCAAAACGATTGAATACCACAAAGAAACATTATATGAAACAAAAACGGGATGCGATAAAAACCATTACAAAACTATTGAAAAAGAATTTAACAGAAAAGAAAAAGAATGAAAAACAAATAAAACGCGAAGAATTAAAACTACGAAAAACACTTCGTAAACAAAATCGTATTCAAGAAGAAATGAAAAACGAGTTTGTAAAAGGACTTGTAACCAAGTATTCTAACAAAATAGATGAGGATCTCAAAATCATTGAATCCACTGTCACGGATGCAGAAAGAGAAAAGGAAGAAGCCAAAGAAGTGAAAAAATTAGAACAACAAATTCGTAAACTGGAACGCGAACAACAAAAAGAACTCAAAGAAAAAGCCAAGAAACAACAACAATTACAAAAAGAACAAGCCAAAGAAGCAAAACAAAAACAAAAAGAACAAAAAGAACAACAAAAACAAAATAAAACAAAACGTATTACTAAAATACCCATCAAATCATCTCTTTTGGCAAATGTCATGAAAAAACCAAAACCCGTCACAAAAAAGAATATTCAAAAAATTCAAGAACTAAAACATATAAATAATATTGAAGATAAATATGATACAACTGCATTCTAGTGGAAATAAATACATTATTACATAAATATAATAATGTATATCATGAATATATCAATATAAATCAATGGAAAATTCAATTGATGAACTTACATTAAAATTAATGTCTAATAAAAATCAGTATAATAAATATTTATCCAAATCAAATCCGGAAAAATACAAAGAACATACTGATTATTTAGAAAAACGTGCAGATTATTCAAATCATATTATGAATACTGTACGAGACATTTTGTTTTCCAATAAAAGTATAACTACCGAAGTGAACGAATCCTTTGAACAATTTGTAAAATCGTGTATGAAATATTATGATATGAAATCTCTGGAAAAACAATGCGCCAATAATGAGGAACATGGGGATGAAGATGAAGATATGTTATTTGGAAACATGGAGGATTCCTCTGGTTCTGGGTCTACAAATAAAAATATTACACAATATGCATATTGGGGCAAAAAGGATTCCAAAATGAATCCCAATACAAATATGTCCAATTATATGTTTGGAATTTCCCCATAAATATTTTTGTAGGTGTAAAAATGTTATTGTTCAAAATTTATTTTCTTCTACTTTTGAATTTAGTAGAAGTACTCTTGTAAGCTTTGGGGGCTTTGTAAGCTTTGGGTGCCTTTGGTGCTCTGGGTGCCTTTGGTGCTCTGGGTGCCTTTGGTGCTCTGGGTGCCTTTGGCGCTTTGGGTGCCTTTGGTGCTCTGGGTGCCTTTGGTGCTTTTGGCGGTTTGAGTGCTTTGGGAGCTTTGGGTGGTTTGGGTGCCTTTGGCGCTTTGGGTGCTTTTGGAGCTTTGGGTGCCTTTGGCGCTTTGGGTGCTTTGGGTGCTTTGGGTGCTTTGGGTTCTTTGGGTGCTTTGGGTGCTTTGGGTTCTTTGGGTGCTTTGGGTGCTTTGGGTGCCTTGGGTGCCTTGGGTGCTTTGGGTTCTTTGGGTGCTTTTGGATCTTTTGCTGCCTTGGGCTCCTTGGGTGCTTTTGCTACCTTGGGCGCCTTGGGTGCTTTTGGATCTTTGGGTGCCTTGGGTGCTTTTGCTACTTTGGGAAGGGGGCGAGTAGTGCTTGTATTTTGTATAGGTTCGTTATAGGTTGGTGCACGTACATGTGATACGGTTACATGTTTAACTATTTCTTGAACTGGATTTTGTGTATAAATTGGAATCACCTGCGGTGTTGGTGGTTCATATTGATATGTTACATTATGAACTAACGATTTATTGTTTTGAATATATTGTTGTTCTCTATCAAAATCTTCTTTTAGTCGTTCCGGATTGGATTGATAAAACGTGGTTAACAATGTGCGTAATTCATCCTTTCTTAATCCACTATATCCGCGAACATTATTTATTCTACATAGATCTTTTAGTTCTTCAACCGTTTTTGTATGAACAAAGGTGAAGTTGAATTCAGTATAATGATTCATTATGATAACTGTATTATATAAGATTTGTTTATATGAATTTGAAAGAACATTGTAGATCTCCTTCAATATGTCCAATTATATGTTCGGAATTTCCCCGTAAATATTTTTATAGGTGTAAAATTTCTACAAATACTATAATATGAAAACGGAAAAAATAAAAGACAGTATTCTCATTGCCAAAAAAAGATTTCAAACAAAAAAGAAACATCCGCTATATCATCAAAAACCCCTACCTCCGCCAAATAAACACATTCCTATAACCAGCAATGTTCCCGATAAAAAACTGAAAATCATGAATTGTAGTCCAGTCATGAAGACCAAGCGGGCAAATAACAATACATGTTACAATAAAGATGTATTATTAAAAATCCGCGATGAATACAATAATAATCATCCCAATAATCAACATATTGTAGGGGATGACCCCACCCATGTATGGAATGAACTCAAAAACCGATTGAATTGTAGCAGTGAAGATTGTTGGTTGAAAGAACTCAAAGATGAGAACTTGCGTAACAAAATAGATAAATATGTATTTTCGCCCGATTCGCCACCTGAATGGAAAACCAATCCCAATGAATGGTTGTCCAATTTTGATATTTTAGATGTACTGTCTCAATATGAAGACGCGTATCCTAATTTCCATTTTATAGGACCCACTCCCATTGATTTTGATACCCGTTTGCGAAAAAGAAATAATATGTGCGTGGATAATGAATTGTGTAATATTCATTTGCACAATGAAATGAAAGAGAACAAAACAAAAATCGGTATTATTTTCAATTTAGATAAACATAATCAAAAAGGATCTCATTGGGTTTCTATGTTTATTGATTTGGAACATAAATTCATATTCTATTTTGACAGTGCGGGGGATCTCATTCCCCCCGAAATACGTATATTAAAAGATCGTTTAATACGTCAAGCAAAGAAATTGACGCCCCCTTTAAAGCTAGTTTACAAACATAATTATAATGTGGAACATCAACTGGAAAACACGGAATGCGGTGTATATTCACTATTCTTTATAATTACAATGCTTACAGGAGATTGTAAATGTGAGAATTTAGATAAACATGATTATATAAAAAATCGCAATAATATGAGTTTGAAAGATAAAATGGATTTGTTTCAAAAAGGTAGAATTCCAGATAATTATATAGAACGTTATAGAAAAATTTACTTTAATGGCGCATAACCGCTTCGCTACATAAATAATTCATGCATTTTGAGTGACAAGTAGGACACTCTATGTATAGTGTTATTATATTGTGAAAATTTCCAACTTTATTGAAAAACTCATTGTGGCGGAGTTTTTACAAGCAAAGAGATAATCAAATAATATATTATTATATATTAAGTAATAATAATATATTATGGCATCTTCCACCCGCGTTGATCCTAATCCCAATCAAATGTATGTGGATAAAGGACTTGCATTGATTAATGCATATATAAATGATAACAAGTCCTCTCCTGTTCCTCTATCTAATGATACTATATACAAAAATATAGAAAAAGACTTAAAAAAACTAAAATACCTAGGTCCTCGCTATAGAATAAATAATGTTGAACTAGACATTTTTGTAGATGATCAATCAAATACAAAAACTGACAAAAACATAAAGAAATTATTAAAAATAATACAAAAATTATTAGACATTTTAAAACCCTATTCACTAGTAGATGATTTACGTACCAGGTTGTTTACATCCAGTATTTATGATGAAAATAAACCACCAAAAACAGAAACAAAACAAATACAGGTATTATTATATAAATCATTAATAGAAGGTGATCCTAATTTAAATTATATAACAAATATTATAACAAACAATAATAATAGTTTTCTGGCTATAGAAAATGTATTTGCAGAATTGAATACAATTGGAAAGAGCAATCCATTACCCGAACTTGAACCAAAAATAGATGAACGTATTGAAAAAAGAATAAAACCAATGGTTTTTCCGGTAGCTGGCGCCGGAACTGTATCTCCATCGGGAGCTGCACCAGAACCCGCACCTGTATCTGGAACTGCACCTACAACTCAACCTGTATCTGGAACTGGAAATGCATCTGGCGCTGCACCCGTAACTACATCGGGAGGAAAAAATAAAAAACGTAATAAAAAGACAAATAAAAAACCAATAAAAAAACATAGAAACAAAACATCAAAACATAAATAATGAACAATTTGTTTATTCATCCAGAAAACCAAGAATTATTATGGAACATCATCAACAAAACAAAACTATCCAATACAATAAATAGAGAACATTGGTTTCGTAATTGCATTCAACATTTTTATGACAAAATACAAAATGAAAATCTTATTATAAATGACAAGGATTCATTAGAGAACATGAACAAAAATGTTCTCTCTTACATGATACAAAATCTATATCAAAGTCAAACCCAATTCCCACAATCACAATCCAATCTTCCTATTATAACACCCAGTATAAATAATTATAATGGAGGTTATAATGGAGGTTATAATGGAGGTTATAATGAAGGCTATAATGAAGGTTATAATAGAGGTTATATAGGCAAAGACGATGAAAAACGAATCAAACAAGAAAAATTCAATGACGCATTTGGTGAAAGACAAAAACAATATGAATCCTTATTTGCAAAACCAGTTCTACCCGAAATCAATTTCACTGAAAAATTAGATGATGGACCAATTAATAATATGGAAGAACTCGTTCAACTCCATTTGAAAGACCGCGAAAACGAAATTCAAAAATATCTGGCAATCAATAAAATCATACCAGAAACACCAGTATCCCCTGAAAATATTATTATAACGGAATTGCAACAACCTCAATCACAAAATAAGAACGAAAGTTCTCCAAACCAAGAAATACAAAGTCCAAATAATAATACACAAACCATAAATATATAAAAAATTCCAATTATATTACAATATAATATTATGTCGCAATACCCAATATTATATACTGCTGTAAATAAAACTGCAATTTGTGTATTAACCCGATATTACAGTCAATATTGGGTTGATTTATTGAATACATTCACAAACTACGATTGTTATTTGGTCATTGATGACAATACAAATATCTATGATGAATCCACGCAAACAGGCAATGTTCGCATCATACAAGTTCCCGATGAAGTCTGTTATCAAAGTAATTATTACAAGAGTTCAACATGGTCTAATTTAAAAGATATTGTGGCATGGGACAGAGCATTATATTATTTCAATAGAGTAAATACAGATTATGAGAACATTTGGTTTACAGAAGATGACGTCTTTTTCCATTCCCATACTATTTTCAAAACAATAGATGACAAATATCCCAGTAGTGATTTATTATGCGCATTTCACGAAATTAATCCAACCGGGGATATCCATGCGGGATGGAACCATTGGATAAACGTAATACATCGTATTGGAACCCCGTGGGCACACAGTTTAATTGCAGTATCGCGACTATCCCGGCGATTATTACAAAGAGTAGATGATTATTTGTCAGACCGTCATCTCATGTTTATAGAGGCACTGTTTAATACTCTGTGTTTGCATCATAATTATGTGGTGGATAACCCCACTGAAATGACGACCACGATCCATTATGATACAAAATGGGATATAGATAATATAGATTTTACCAAACTATATCATCCTATTAAAAAAATAGAGGATCATATTTATATTAGAAATAAAATAAAGAATTCCATCATTGAAAATGACAACGAAGAGAACATTGGTACCGAACATTCATAATCTATAGATATTATTATTTAGACAACGAAAAAACATAAATACAATGTTCTCCAAATAATAATAATAATATAATGAATTTATTAGAGAACATTCTTTTTATAAATCTATCAACCCGACCCGATAGATTATTGCATGTAACCGAACAATTCTCTGCATTAGGTATTACAAATGCCGAGAGAGTGAATGCGTTACGAACCAAATCGGGGGCAATTGGATGTTCTCTCAGTCATATTAAATGTTTAGAAATCGCCAAAGAAAGAAACTATAAACATGTTTTTATTTGTGAAGATGACATTACTTTTACAAATCCCCAATTGTTTTTAGAGAACATTCATAAATTTGAGACATCCGTGTATTGTGATACATGGGATGTTCTCATTATTGGAGGTAATAATGTACCCCCTTATACCACGATTACAGATTATTTAATACAAATTAGTAACTGTCAAACCACAACAGGATATATTGTAAGAGAACATTATTACGATGTTCTCATTCAAAATATAAAAGAGGGACTGAAACACTTGTTACAAAATCCAAATAATAAGCGGGAATATGCAATAGATATATATTGGAAACGATTGCAACAAAGTGGGAAATGGTACATGATTGTACCCCCGACAGTGGTCCAATATGAAAATTATAGTGATATTGAAAGCCGGGTTGTGAATTATGCACACTTATTGACGGATTTAGACAAAGAGTGGTTGTTCAAACCATCTAATTCAACTATACCCGGATTTCCAATGACATTTTTATAATATATTTCCAAAAATATACATATTTTTAATTTTTTGGTATTTCTTGTTGGTTTCCAATGTTTTCTCTAATCCATTCATATATTCCCTTAATTCGTCATTTGTTATATGATAAGCTTCGTATAATGTATTCAACTTCTCCGCTGAAATAACTACTTCATATAATTCTTTGTTTCTACTTGTTTCTTTAATACATGTATTTTCGTTTATTTTTTTCACTTGTATTAAGTCTTTGAAATAATTCGGCAATAAATCATTTATTTCACTCTGTGGTGTTACTGATTTTCTTTTTAATGAACGAGATGCAGATTTGTTTGGTAGTGATTTGGATCTAAGCAATTTCGGTATTTCCCCACGTGATGTACTCCCAGCACGGTTATTAGGAAATAGTTCACGCATAATTCCGAACATAACCAGCCAAACAAAAGGAACCGCAACCATAGCAATATCCGATTGCAATAATTGAACTGCAACATTACGAACATCGTTTCTTAAATAATGTTTTATTTTACCAAAAATCATTTTAACAAAATTATCTAAAGTAATCAAATACAAACCCGAAACTCCATAAGTTTGAATAGTTTCTATACCAGCCCTAACTTCATGTTCTTGTATTGTTTGTCTACAAATTGGACATTCAATTCCGTTTTCGTCATTTCTCCTTGAATTTAATAATTGAAGAATACATTCTGTATGAAAAACATGTGGTATATTACCACTGTAATGTAAAATACAACTCTTACTATCAGTATATGGACTATTCATTTCACATAAACATATAGAACAATTCTCGGGATTTCCACCAATTCGTCTTTTTTGATTTTTCACAGTGCGTCTTTTTTGACTTCTTTTTCTTATTGTATTTTTCATGTTATATAATATACAATAAGAAAATCATATTACACATTTTGTATACGTAAAAAATTCGCCAATACATTTTTATTCTTTTCTACATATTCATTTGTTCTCAAAGTAGATTGATACTTTTTCTCCGCAATCTGTTTTTTGAATATTTCTTCTTGTTCATATAGCATTTTCTCCGCATGTGCTTTATCTATAGGTGTCAATTTATCCGCAGTTCGCGCCCTATTGATTTCATCTATTGAATGATATTTGCGAACATTCATAAATTTGAGACATCCGTGTATTGTGATACATGGGATGTTCTCATTATTGGAGGTAATAATGTACCTCCTTATACCACGATTACAGATTATTTAATACAAAATAGTAACTGTCAAACCACAACGGGATACATTGTGAGAGAACATTATTACGATGTTCTCATTCAAAATATAAAAGAGGGACTGAAACAATTGTTACAAAATCCAAATAATAAGCGGGAATATGCAATAGATATATATTGGAAACGATTGCAACAAAGTGGGAAATGGTACATGATTGTACCCCCGACAGTGGTCCAATATGAAAATTATAGTGATATTGAAAGCCGAGTTGTGAATTATGCACACTTATTGACGGATTTAGACAAAGAGTGGCTGTTCAAGCAATCCAATATCAGGTCATGGCCTCATTGGAATATGCCGGGATTTTAGTTAGTATATGTCGATGCGCGTTGTACTTTATAATTATAATTTAGCGATATTTTATTTTCTTCTTACTTTATATAAAATGACGACTGTTGTTTTAACTATCGATGGTAAGGAAGTTTATAACAGTTCTTCACAAACCACCACATTAGATACCAAAACAGTTGTTTCTAAAGATGAATATGTATTAGTTGAAAATCCAAGAATTAAAAATAGATATTATTATATCAGTGATCGTGATGAAGATAATAATCCAATTTATACAGAGGGTGTTTATACAATAACAAGTGTGCAGGAAGGCCCTCAATTTTATACAGACTATCGTATGATTGATAACATAAAAATAGGTGACAAACCTCTGTATAAAAAGAAGGAGAAGGGGGGAAAGAAATCAAGAAAAAAATTACGAAGACCAAGAAGAAGTTTTTTCAGAAGAAGATTTTAACTCTTTACTTGTAAAAACTCCAATATTTGAAGTTTTTCAATAAAGAGTTAAATACAATAACTCACAATCATCTACACATTTTGTATACGTAAAAAAGTAGCCAATACATTTTTATTCTTTTCCGCATATTCATTTGTTCTCAAAGTAGATTGATACTTTTTCTCCGCAATCTGTTTTTTGAATATTTCTTCTTGTTCATATAGCATTCTCTCCGCCCGCGGTTTATCTATAGGTGTCAATTTATCCGCAGTTCGCGCCCTATTGATTTCATCTACCGAAGCATATTTGCGAACATTGTGATAATCACTCTCTTTCACTGCAAAAATAGTCTCATCTTTGTGTACTTTTCGTAAATCATCATATTTTAATTTACTAAAAGGATCGCTGGTCACATATTGCCCTCCATCATCCTCGTCGTCGTCATCATACAAATTAGATCCAACCCGATGACTCATATGATTGAAATCGCGATGTTTTATAATACTATTATTTTGACTTTTCATGGTTTCAAATACCCTTCCAATATTCCCCGGAGTTACCGATTGGTCTATGTTCTCATATAATTCACTTTCATCGGTGAACCATTCATTTTTCTTCGCAGAGGGCCGCGTACCCACCATATTTTTCTCAAACAATTCGTTAAATTTGTCATTAAACACCGATTTATCCATACTATTAATAATTTGTGTAACTTTTTTGGCGGAAGAACTATTCAAAATGTTCTCTTCTAATCCATTATATTTTGCATTTAGTGCATTCACTTCCACATTTACTTTATTATTGTTGCAATAATACTCATAGACAATATCAAATGCTTTCTTATAAAATAGAAAATAATTCGCAGGTAATTTGGATTTATCGGGATGGGTCATGAGAACTTTCTTTTTTGCCCGTTTCAAATCGTCAATAGAAATAGTATATGTTAAATCAAATAATCCCAATAATTCCACAAAGGAATAATGTGCAATATCTAAATTATGATTCATAATTATAATGTTGCAATATATATTATTATAATGATTTGTTCGCAAAAGAATGCGACTATCAATGTTCTCTACAATCCAAATAAATAAATGAATATAAAAAAATCATTGTATTGTTAAACATATTATAAGACTTATATGAGTAGTTTAATTACTGATAAAAATGTTATATTTGCAGGTATTTGTGCATTTTTAATTCAGTTTTCTTTGACCGCTACATTCCATTTATTTGAACACTTTGATAACTTTGTAAATAATGGAAGATTACAAAGAAGAATATACAAAGGATTTTTTCAAGACGATGAAGAAGACGAACACGACGACAATGAAGACAACGATGAAGACAATGATGAAGACGATGATGAAGACGATGAAGATAATGATAATAATAACGATGACACTAATAGTAACACGGATAGTAATGAATATACATATGAAACGAGTGTATATGATTATGAAGAGAATCATGAAAGCGACACTGATGACAGTGATATTACTACTATTGAGGATGAATACGTAAAAGTAAAATCCAATACAAAATTGGATTTCAGCGATGTTCTCATTGTACCCAAAGAAAGTGATTTATCGTCACGTAAAGATGTCAATTTAAAGAGAACATTTTATTTCAGTAATAGCAAAAGAACATGGACTGGAATTCCTATAATCGTTGCAAATATGGATACTACAGGAACAATTGATATGGCAAGAGAATGTCAAAAACACCAAATACTCACATGTTTGCATAAATTTTATAGTGCCGAAGATATTCCGGAAGATTTGGACAGGAATTATTATATGGTGAGTACGGGAACCCGACCCGAAGATATTGAAAATTGCGATGATATAATTGCAAAAAGAAAACCCTATTTCGTTTGCATTGATGTAGCGAATGGGTATTGCAATACAGTATTAAATATTATATCCCGATTTCATTTATTATATCCCGAGATTACATTGGTCGCAGGAAATGTGGTAACCTATGAGATGGTAAAACAATATTATGAACACGGAGTGGATATTGTGAAGATGGGTATTGGGTCGGGCAGTGTGTGTACCACCCGGCTTCAAACTGGGGTGGGTTACCCCCAATTCAGTTGCATTTTGGATACAAAAAAACGGATCCACAAGAATAAAAATATTTATATTATATCGGATGGAGGGATTCAAACTATCGGGGATTTCAGTAAAGCATTTGGTGCGGGGGCGGATTTTGTAATGTGTGGTGGAATGTTCTCCGGACATAGTGAATGTGCGGGAGAAATAATTGAAATAGATGGCGTTTCATATAAAACATTTTATGGGATGAGTTCCACAGTTGCAATGGATAAACGGTACGGTGGTGTTGCCAATTATAAAGTGGCGGAAGGGAAATCCGTAAAAATCCAATATAAAGGACCTGTTGCAAATACAATTGTCAATATTCTGGGAGGAATCCGTTCCACCATGACATATATTGGTGCAAAATACATGGATGAAATCTATGAAAACACGGAATTTATTCACGTGAACAATATTGTAAATCAAATATACAAATAATAATACAATAAAACATAAACATAAAACAATATCAATATCAATGGATGACTGATATTGTTTGCAATATTCAAAAATTACCCCGTTCAATACAACAACATATATTATCATATACATATAATGTTCAACCCCAAATAGTATTGGATGATATTAAATCGTATTTTTCAACCAAATACCGGATTCATTCTTTTTATTATTATACATTGAATTTATCAATCTATTTGGGACAACAAGAAGAATTCAATTGGTTAGATTGGTTAGAAATGGATATTATATTATATACCAAAACATACATGTGTTCTTCTTTTTTTGGTTATACAAATCCTTTTTATGAAATAGTTTACAGACATTTTAACTATCATAATAGACCAATAGAAGAAATAGATATAAACAGAATTGTGAATACATTGAGAGATAAATCTCCAGCAACTCTAATAAATGTAATGTGGGGATTATATACACATAATGAACGCATTCAATTTATCAAAATAATGTATGATATAGATTATGCGCGATTATAATGTAGATTATTCACGATTATTCACGATTATAATATAAATATAATATTTATATTATATTATATCCATTATGGAAAAACCCGAAATCATAACATCCATAGCATCCCAAGCCGAATTTTATGAACTATTGCAACAAAATCCGGGGGCGATTGTCATAAAATTCGGCGCAACATGGTGTGGTCCATGTAAACGCATAGAACCCGCATTGAATCATTATATAAAACAAATGCCGCCCAATGTACAGGTGTGTATAATAGATATTGATGAATGTTTTGAATTATATTCATTGTTACAAAGAAAACGAATGGTAAATGGCGTGCCTGCAATACTTGCATATTACAAAGAAAATATTAGCGCAATGCCGGATGATAGTGTTATTGGAGCAGATATACTACAAATAGATCTCTTTTTCAATAGAGTATATAGTAAAATCACCCTTTCACAAAACAAATAATTATTTATGTCCACGGGTATGTTTATGATTTACTTTTGGTTTTTTGCTTTTTGTTTTCTTGTTTTTTTTCGTTTTCCTTCCACCCTGTTGTTCTTCGGGAGGTGCTTCCGGTTCGGGAGTAGATTCACTTACAGGCATGAGTGTGGATGCGATTGAGGATTCGCTAGATTCACTGGATTCGGATATTGAACTTGTGATTTGATTTACTGTTGTGGCGGCAATAATAAATGATGTAATACCAATTGCACCATATACAACGAGTGGTATAGTACCAAAACCAATATCTAATGAAATATCTTGACCATTTAATGACATTATATATAATATAGTTATATATAATCTATTTATTCTTTACCAGTCATAAAACCACCACATTTCGGTAATTTCACCTTTTCGTGTAAATTGTGTTTTTATGTTTTCAAACAATGCACTCTCCTTTTCATCTAAACTTTCCTCTTTTTTATTGATATTTTTTAGTATAGAATAATCTTCTATAATCTGCAATTTATCTTCAACTCCAATATTATTATTTTCTAAAAAACGGATTTGTTGCAATTTATTGTACATATTGCGGATTTTTTCAACTTCTTTTTCATTCTCTTCTTTTAAAGGATATCTCATATCACATCCTAAAATATGATTTGGAATTCTCTTTTTACGCCATTTTGGATGTACACTTTTGCGTATTGAATATGAGTGAAAATGAATGTTTTCATGAATACGATCCAAACCCCAAATGGAGGATGTATTCAGGGTTATCGTATGTGAAATATCAACTTCACTCTGTATATTCACGGATGCTTGTGTTACATTTTGATGGGTATTATTGCCATTGTCATTGCCATTATCATTACCAAAAGATGAAGTATTATATTTTATAACAAATGATTTTTTCCAATCGGTTTCATTGGAATCTATAGTGTCTTCTACTGTAAAATGGAGATGTGCTTTTCTTAACCATTTCTGCATTGAATATAGTATTGGATTACCAATACGTTTAGCCAACCCACGATAAGGTAATGCGGAAATGTATGTAGTATTGCAAATAAACGCGTGGTAAACAAAGGCCATACATAATATAAATTTCATGATTATACAAATACTATAATATAGTATGTTATTTTTCTATTATGTTTTACAATACATATAATGATGTATATAGTATACATTATTATATAAAATATAAGCGGGACACATTTATTTGTTGCGAATTTTCCATTCTACATCATGTTTTCGTTGCCACGTTTCTTTAATATCTTGAGACACATTTGTTTTGAAATGACGTTCATATTGTTCTGGACTTTCAAAGAACATAATAAACGGTTGCTTGTTTTTCTCATCCGCAGTCGCATTGGTAACTTTAAAAAATAAACGTTCCGCACGACTGCCGACTTTGTACTGCGAATAATTACCTGTGATTGCATTGCGGATAAAAGATCCGGGTGTAATATTGGAATGATAATATTCAATTTTAACCATTTTATTATCAATGCGACGTTTTACTTTATGGAATCCACTATCTAAACATTTGACATTATAAATGGCTTTGTGTTGACGACGCACACTTGATGTAACTGACATATTATCTATTGTGGATGTAGTTCCAATTTCACCATAGGTTTCATCATCACAAAATTCCTGATTATATTCGTAGTCGTACATGGTAAGGTATATATGAAGGGGAGGAAATGCGCGGTATAAGATAGAATGGGTATATGCAAGATATATAATGTATATAATAGTGTATCTTTATATTTATTTTATTTTATTTTTATACGTTTATTATATATAATATTTAACTTATATATAATAATGGAAAAGAAACAAGAAGAACAAACACCACAAGAGATTGAACCCCATGATATCAATAATGATACCGAAATTTTACCAGAAATAGCATTACCATTTACCTATATAAAAGAGTACAGTAAATTATTGAGTCTATATAAGGGGGCGAATCCGGTCACTGTCAAAATATGCGCATATGCAATCAATACTAATTGTTTTATAGAGGGGTTACCCTCTACCAATCCAAATATTACAAATACCCATTTTACATTCAATAAACAAATCCCCTTTTTACAATTCGTGTTTAAAGAAAATACATTCCCGGAATTTCAATATCAAATACCCACAATAAATGATACAAACACAGATGCATATAAATCCGCAATAGATGTGGATTTTGAAACCGAATGTTTCAAACATTTATTTGAGTTTTTCACATGTGACGAACCCATTATAAATGAATATAGTCAATGCAACAATCCAGATATTACTAAAAATGCAATTTTAGAACATTACAAAGGATATATTGAACATAATAATACATTGTTTGTATTATTTGATATTACCAATTGGATTCATGTATTAGACCCCAATTATACAATTGTTATTATAAATGAAATCATCCATAAAAAGAAAATCAATAATAGTGATATAGATGCCGACGTGATTGATTTTTTTAAAACAAACAGTGAATTGACCGAATTATATAACAGTGATGGATCTCCCATTCCATATCCATTCTTGGTATATTTATGCGAATTAAAAGATGAAAAGAAAGAAGGGTCTGTCATGGACTTTCAAAGCATGCGAAAAACAGATAAAAAAGGGGGATTTATACCCCCGATCTTTCACACCAAACTTGGTTACAGTTATTATTTTAATAATACATTGGACGACTATGAATCCCCCAATTTGCAACGATTTGCTGCATTTGCAGTAAATGGATTATACATATTAGAAGAGATCAATGAATATGATTTGGAATCCGAATCCAATATAAACGATTTCACAGAAGCCTCCACCCTATATTTCCGCGAAAATGGAATCCAAATGTGGTCTATACGTAATGCATCTCATTATACCATGTTGTAAACCATTATACGGCACTATCCATAGATGCATTTGTATCGCTTTTATTATATTTATTCAAATAAGTTGCAATATGTTCTTTGGCAATTTCTTCGTGAAAATTCTCGGTAATTTCTTCTGCAAGAGGAATTCTACCATAATGGGATTTGAAATCGGCTACATATTTATCCATTTTTAATGCTTCGGGTTTATATGCAGTTAATGCATCCAATCCCACTTTTTTGACCGTATTGATTATTTTTTCCTTTTTCAATTCTTTGTCTTTTTCATTCAATAATTTATCTTTTTCTTTTAATAATTCTTCTTTTATCAACAATGTACTACTAATATCGGATAATGAGATTGCACTGGAATGGTCATTTGTAGGAGTTTGCATCTTTACAGAATGACTCGGTGCATTTTTATACCAATGATGTCTATATTCATTTGCACTTATAATTATATTGCAAATGTCTGGTTTTTTCAATTCATCAAATCGTTCTCTTTCTTTGCTCCCTTCTTTACCACTAAAACTCTTCATGAATTCATCTACAATTTCTTGAGGTATTGCCGGACTGGTTTCCATCAATCGGTCGTATTCTTGCCGGTTCAATTTCAAAAAATGTCCCGCATCCATTCGTTCACCGGGGGCTTTTGCCAATTCAATACGAATATTACGCGCATATTTATCCCATGAGATGGCGGATACCCGATGGGCTTCATTCAATTCCGCAATTTTCAAATATTGATGTACCGTATTAATAATACCAATAAAAATATTGACAGTTCCTATAATCATTGGAGTATATTTTTGTTGATGAAGCGGTAAACTGGATTGAGCAAAGGATGCAGTTCCAGTAATGGTGGAGAGAACAATTGTAGGTATTGTATATAGTGCATTCAATGTAGAATATTTGCTATGGGCCCGCGAATTCATCCACTTATAACACTGCGCAATATCGCACCATTCTACTAAAATCATTTCATTTTCTTGTGACCATTCTACCATTTTAGTAGTGACTTCACTCGCAGTTTCATTATTGTTATTATTATTTGGAACGTTGTTATGATTGACATTAGATGGACTATTATAGTCATTCTTATCTTCCATTTTATTGGTATTGCTCATTTTTGATAAAGTGGCGTCTATATTATAATGTTTGATATAATTTTAATTGGGCGGATTGAGAGATGAAAATTGCGAAAACGGATTGTTTTCATCGGGAAAAATAAACACATTACTCAAATCTTGTATGCTTTTATTGGAATATTCATCCATATTTATAGTATTATAAAAAGATATGTCGGTGAGTTCAATCGGTTGTATAAGTTCATTTATATCCGTGGATGTAGATGCCGTAGTGGGTTTACTCGCAGGGGGTGTATTTAACGCATAATTCGGCAATTGTTTTGTAGTTTTATGCATGTTCTCATCAATATCCGTTTGAAAATTAATAATCTTGGCATATAATCTCGCAAAATTGTCCCTTTGAATATTATGAAAGAAATGAATATAATTGCAATATAATGTAATTTGTTCTCTCATAATAGAATTCTCATATTCCAATGTATTTATAAAACTTGTAATAGAAAATCCATACATTGGACGTTCATTATATTCAGTTATTTTCTTTTCTTTTTCTAAACAATAATTATGAAAGTTCTCAATCACCTGTAATATATCATTGTGTATTTCTTCAATTGTATTTATATTATATTCAATCATCGGTTCTAAATCTTTGTACACCATCTGTTTTTTTGCAGTAACAATTTCCGCAAAATCCACATTCTTTTCTTTAAATTGTAAAAGAATAATATTATATAATTTATAATAGTCCCCATACATACGATTGTTTAAAATGGTAATGAATTTGGAAATGTTCTCCATTTCAATACTGTAAATTTTGTATTGATAATAAAAAGAATCCAAACAAAAAAGGAATATTTTTTTATTATTGGTTGAAACGAGTTCATTGTAGTTCTCTTTTAAAATCGTCAGTTTATTATTCAATTCTTCTTTTTTATCGTATATGTCTTTACACATGGCAATCAATGAGCCAAATGTAGTTTTCAATGATTCAATATTAATAGAATGTATACAATTCATTGTATTATAATATAAGAATACAATGATTTTTACTCTTATTTTTTATGTGGTCTTTCAAAAAATTGATTATAAAAAATAAATGGATTTTATAATCAAGGTTCATCATACCAATAATATCAACACCAACCAAAATGTCACTATCCACTCAATCTGCAGTATTTGAAGTCAATACTATGTTGGAATTTCATAATGCAACATATCCAAATACAACCACGCCACATCCGTTTGTGGAAAATACTCAATATGGTAAATTGGATGTCTTCGTAGAACGCGTTCCTCAACCTCCATTGATTATAGAAAATGTGCTTACATGGGATATTGTGTTTACTATAGACAATTCCGGATCAATGTCAGACAAATGTAAGGACAATCGCACAAAAATGGAACACATTATTCACACACTCTCCAATATTGTAAGACTGTTTTCTCAAAAGGATCCATCCGCCTATTGTTTCAATATCTACATTCAAATATTTGATACTGTGGTTACTAAAGTATTGAATTTTACAAAAGTGAGTCCTGAAAATTTGACTTCTATAATAGAACTCATTGAAAATATATATCCAGAAGGGCAAACCAATCTTATAACACCATTAAATATTTGCAAATCACTATATAAAGAACGTCGGGCGCAGTTTCCACAAAACACCTTTCTACATATTATATTGACTGACGGGGAAGACAATTGCAATAGTGAAAGTGTATTTGATAACACAAGTATTGAATTGCAATATGCCAGTGAATTCAAATCCATATTTATCGGTCTGGGTATTACACATGATTGCGAGAAATTGTCGTCATTTGTATGCAAAAACAACGACAATGAATATTATTTTATAGATAAATTGGAAAACGCAGGTATTGTATACGGGGAAATTATACACAATATTTTGAATATACAATTTATTGAAGTCAACATATCCATAGAAAACGGATTGGTATATAATTGGAAAACCAATGAATGGGTATCAAACATGGATATTGGGGCTCTTTATGCAAATAAACATCGTTCATTTCATGTGAAAAGCGAAACCCCTCAATTGGTAAAGGGATGCATTTGCGGTCAATACATATATGATAGCAAACCCTCGCGAAAATCAATCCAATTAGATGATTTTACTACATTGCCCGATTTGATTGATATCACTACTGGAAAAAAGGACACACTAGATTTAACCCAATACATATATCGGTATATTGTACAAAATGTATTGTACAAATGTGTGCGGTTATCTCTTATAGACGATTGTGGACTTTCGTTTCAAAATTTTCACGAGAATCCAAACAATACATTCAAAAAAGAATTGGCGGAATTATTTACAGAGATGAAGGAATACGTGAAAAAAAATAAAGAGACGTCCAATACATTTTGGAATGTATTATTAGATGACATTTTCATTTTATACAAAACCATAAATACCCCCTATTTCTACATGTTTACTTTATCGCGGTATATGTCACAAGGATTACAACGCGCTTATGCAGTTACAAACATCCAAGATTTATTGAAAGACATACAAAATAATATAGGACGCGATGCAAATTATATACATGATATTATTCGCAACAAAATAAATAATATCAATCAAACCTTATATACATATGATACAATGTACGCATTACGTACACCTACACTTCAACGCGAATTTACACAATCCTATAATGATTATGATTATGACTATGTAGAAGATGCCGATGACGTCATAGATCCGGAATCAGTATACGAAGTACAAGGTATTGTTGGATATGTAGCGGAAAACAGTGACATTTATGCAGAGACAATTCATGAATATCTAAACGATGAAATCCAGCACGAGTTATCCGATAATATAGATTCACCATATATGACACAAGATATTCACTCGGTGATGCGTTCCGTAAGTTGTTAGATAATATAATTCACAAATATCAAAACATCAAACTATATAATATAATATAATAGCAAAAATAGATAGATAGACCTTTTTTATTGGTATTGTATACACGCGATCGCGAAAAATATATGAAAAAATTGAAATACTTTTTGTACATTTGTAATTATGCATAAAATTCATCTATTGAATTAAAACAAAGAGAAACAAACAGAAACAAACAGAAACGAACAGAAACAACGAAAAATGCCTTGCTCTTTCTGCCGATCACATGAACACAACATTCGTTATTGCAATTCCCCCCAGGTAAATGCAATTGTATCCAGAATTGCCCAAGATGCCAATACATGCAGTAGGAATTTTGATTATAACGGATTCGCAAGGACTGTCCATAGACTGAATCATAGCGAACTTAAAATAGCGGCATTGTTCTGGCATACATCCATCCCTTCCGCAGAATATGAGATGTTGTTATTAGAAGGAGATGTCATTCCAGTAATTCAGTGTAATTTTTCCAGAGATAAGTTTTTATATATTGTATTATGGTTATATTTAGATTATGCATATTCAAATAATGAACCGGCAATTCTTTCATTACCAGATATTGGTATGAATAGAATAGGACTGTTTCTTGAGCGTTTGGAGTTTTTACGCCGCATTGTAATTGATGGAATGGATGTAATGCGATCTCTCACAATATATTCTTCTGTTATTCGGGAAAACGCTGTTCACAGAAGCCGTTTTCAATCGCCTCAACCATTTCCACGCCGCATTGATTTTGACTCCGCGGCATTTGGATATGCACAACGCCACTTCAATAATAAATTTGAATTTAATATTGAAGAATTGGGGGATTCATCCGATTTTGCAAAAACCCAGGATACCGATTGTCCCATTTGTTATGAAACATTGACAGAATCGTGTGTTAAACTCGGGTGTAACCACGTCACGTGCAGTGGTTGTTTCATACTCTATTTGAAAACACGCAATACACCCAACATTTGTTGTTCTTTATGTCGCGCAGACATTCTTACAGTCAAAACCTACGACAAAGAGTTGATTCCCGATTTGAAACATTATACGAATGTGGATGATAAGCCAATTGAAGATGTGCCACGCGTGCCCCATGTTCCGGAAAGATTTGACGAAGGAGATAATGTAGTGATTAATTTCGTATAAGTAGTAGTAGTAGTAGTATTAGTAGAGCCAGTAGTATTAGTATTCATTTGACTTTGTTTTGTATTTCGTAACATATAATCATGAAAAATTCACACCCTTTTTTTATGCTTGTAATTCTCTCACAAAACAATGACCGAATTGGGAATGATGCATAATATGATGATAATACCGACTATTCTCTGCACACAAATTCGTACATTCATCCCCGCCATATAAAAATACAATTTCATCCCGTGTATAACGTTTAAACACATGTTCCCATAATGGCATATTGGGATGACTGCCTTCATGTAATTCATCGGGACCCACTTTTCCGTAAATAATAATATCAAAAAAGTGGCTTTTCACCGTCTTTATCATATCCTCATTTGAAAACGCATAATCATCCTCCAACCGCATAGAATAAGTAAACCCATTTCCATACAATTGAGATTTGTTCCCACGAAATGATTTATATAAAAAATCTATTTTGGGATATTCCGCCGCTACTCCACCAATAGATTGAATATAGCGTTTCAACCCGATCCACGAGGTTTCTCGGGTATAATTTACACCAATATTTCCCATAATCAAGAGAACATTTTTAGGAGATTTTGGCAACTTGGATAAGATATATTTTGCATTTGCAGTGGCCGAACAATGTTCGCGCACATGATACAGCATTTTTTTGACATATTCATCATACAAGGGTTTATTATTGTAATTCCATGGAAGCAATGCACGATTCGCTTCCATTACAATGTCTTTGGGGAATGATACCAATGTATTCTGTGGACATTTATCCAAATCCCTGAAAATGGGAATACATCCGTTTGCCATAATCTCATAATGTCGCAAACAATCCCATCCCCCCTTTTTCATAGTATGTGCAAAAAGAGCTTCTCTATACATAATATTGTATTCGGTTTCCTTATTTGCATCAAATCTATACGTGGATTGATTTCCGGGGACCAATTCCGCAATTTCGCGGGTTTTATTCTCTAACACAGATTCATCCACAATACATTCATCTGGAATGCAATATGATAGTGGATAAATACGCGTTTTTAAATAATGGAGGACATTTAAATGATACACATCATGGTGGGGTAATGGACACACCGTTTGTACAATATCAGTATCTGCAATGGCGCCCAATGACTGTCCGCCATAAAAATGGGTTTGCGGAATATAACGGATTTTATTTGGATTTTGCGATAAAAAACTCATAAACCAACACAATGTACTATTGCTATGTATGAGTAGTGGACAATCGCGCATAATATGACAATCTTCCATGACACTTTGTTCAATTCGCACAGGCGACCATTTGTTGAAAAAATCCATATATTTACGTTCCCAATCATGTCGTAATGTATCACATATAATATACAATTGCGGAGAGGAACCGCCGCCGTCATTCTCCATATTTCTCGCCATTTCTCTCTCAATAATATCCAAATAATATTGTGGGGGTATAATATCACTGGTTTCCCGAGGCAATTGAATGAAATCATCTAATCGTAATGAAATGAAAATATCACTGGATTTCTTTTCAAATGTAGGGGGTGAAGGTGTTCTATATAAGAAGTCTCCAATTACCTCACGTGCCCCATTATAACTAATCCAATAATCGTCTTTATTCTTATACAATAATTGCAACAATTCACTACGACGGGGAATATAATATTGACTTTGTTGGAAAAATCCATCACAACGTATATGTTGTAATATAGGGGAGGGGGATTCATTCATGACAATAGATTTTGCATTTTCTTCATGTACAGTGAGAACATTGGTCAAATGCATGGCATTGAATTCTTCAATGGGAATATAGGTATGATTGTACAATAATGATATTAATTTACACATCAAATATTGAAATAATATATTTCCCGTTCGCGCACTAGGTTTCTTTTCAAACGTAACATAATATACAGGGACACTTTCACTACCTGAATCCATATTTGTGTATTATTTGTAATATATATTATATAATTTTTTTATATATTTAGTAATTATTATAATATAAATACATCCACAGAATAGGTAAATAATGGAAAAATCGCAACAACCACAAGAAGAAGGTTCAGAAGAACCTGCCATTATTGAAATTCCCGATAATTTCAAAAGTATAATCTGTGATTTTACAAATGATTTGACCACTACATTTCCCGAATATTCCTATTTATGGGAAAAATGGACATCTCCGGATATATCCTACGAAGAAATAAAGGAATTGTTTGAATATGTGTTGAAAGTGTATCCTGAACGGTTTTTTGATATTTTATATCAAAACGATGAAATATTTAAAGCGAACAATGAAACCAATACACTATTTTTACCCAACGTGGAATTCAAAATGATATTCAACTGTAAGGATATTACAGATACCACGAAAAATGCAATATGGAAATATTTACAGATCATATTGTTCAGTATTACAAATTCTATTAAAAATAAAAATATATTTGGCAACACATCCTCCTTATTTGATGGTATTGACGAGGGGGAATTACATAATAAATTACAGGAAACCATGAGCAGTATTGGTACCTTTTTTGAAAATCTACAGAGCAATTTGAACATGGACATGGACATGGATACAGACAATAAAGAGACCACGGACAATAAGGAACCCACTGATTCGGGTGACGATTCCACTGGAATTCCTATGGGTGGATTTGAAAAAATGTTTGAAAATATTCCGGGAATGGATTCGTTCAAAAAAACATTTGATTTCAAAAATATGAGCCAGAATATTCCAAAACCAGAAGAATTACATGAACACTTGAAAGGATTATTTGACGGCAAAATAGGGACACTTGCAAAGGAAATGGCCGAGGAAATTACAAATGATCTCACTGGAATTCTCGGGGAAGACTATTCCGATGTGAAAACCACACAAGACGTATTCAAAAAATTAATAAAAAATCCCAAAAAAATGATGGATCTTGTAAAAACCATTGGCGGGAAATTGGAAAAGAAAATGAAAAGTGGCGATTTAAACCAAGAAGAAATCATGAAAGAAGCCACAGATATTTTCGGCAAAATGAAAGGTATGGGTGGCGAAAATGCAGGGTTTGACGAAATCATCAAAAATCTGGCAAAACAAATGGGTGGATTCGGTAAAAACGCCAAAATGAATACAGGTGCAATGAATACTATGATAAAAAAACATACATATATGGAAAAAATGAAAATGAAACTGGAAAAGAAAAAGGAAATGGTTGCAATGATTCAAGCACAACAACAAGCTCTACAACAACAACAACAACAACAACAACAAGCCATAAATTATAATGTGATTGAAAAAGACGCAAACAATTACGTATTTTCCATTCAAAATGAGAAACAAGAAAAGAGTTATATTACACCTGAAAAATCCGTAGACGAATTAATGAATGAATTGCAATTAACCAATGATACTCCTGCCCCCCTGAAAAAAAGTAAAAAGAGTAAAAAAGGTAAAAAATAATTTATTCTATTCTTATATTATATTCGCATGGGATTATTCAAATATATAAATATCAAAATATTCATTATTAGTTTAGCCATTGGTCTTTTTGCAGTATATATTACGATGCCCGATACGCGTAAAATATACGTCTATCCTACACCCGAAAATGTAGATCTGTTACAATATAAAGACAAAACATCCAATTGTTTTCAATATAAACAAACGGCAGTTACATGTCCCACAGACGAAAGTAAAATATCCAAAATTCCAGTACAAGCATAATAATAATATTTTTCAATTCATAATATATAGTATATAATATAGTATGAATTTCAAACGGTTATTGAATACACCGATTGGTATTGCCTTCATATCTATTCTATTAGGTATCGGTTTAGCAACATTGTTTCGTAAAGTGTGCAATGATAAAAACTGTATTGTATTTAACGGCCCCGTTTTAAACACGGTTACCGATAAAACCTATAAATTCGGTGAGAAATGCTACAAATATGATATTGAACCCGCCAAATGCGATTCTAATAAACGAATTATTGATATTGCATCCCCCGTTGATGAAAATGGAAAACAAATACAAGATATGAAATTATTATAATTTTGCGCTTTTATCATAATATTAAATTCCAATAATCTAATATTATGAATTCTAGTATAACACGTATTGCAGATTTACCGGATTTACCGGATAATTTTATAGGTTCTTCCCATGGACCTAGTATGGGAGAAAGTGGATTATCCAATACATATACTCCTTTAAATACACATCCAAACCCATATGTTACAAATTCCAATCCAAATGTGGTTCCAGTATCCCAAATACCACCACCATTATCACAAAATGGATATAATCCCAACGTCAATGGCAACGGTAACGGCAATCCCAATTTATCCGTTCCAATGCCCAATCATTTGACCCCGGAACAACAAAGTAGTCTACAGAATATACCGCAACAACGTCTACCTTCACGGGATATTAAAATAAATAGTTATGCATATACTCAAGATGAAGAAATTCAACCCAATTATATACCACGAAAAAAGAATGTGCGATTCAATGAAGAGGATGAATATGAAGAATACGAAGACGATTATGTAAATAGACATGAATCCTTAAACAAAAAGAAAATGGAGAAACATCAACAAGAACAACACCGCACAAAACTCATTGATTTTGTTTTGACAGAAATACAAATTCCAATATTTGTTTCTATTCTTTTCTTTTGTTTTCAAATGAATTTTATAAATACACTTTTAGTAAAATATTTAAAATTTTTACCATTGTACAATACAGACGGAAATCTCAATTTTAATGGGGTTTTATTAAAATCAGTGTTATTTGGGGTTGCATTTTATTCTATTTGTAAATTTACGAATTATATTAGTGATATATAATGACATCATGACATTCATGTAAAGGGTTCTAATATAAAAATCCTTCCCCAATTCTGTATGATTTGCGACGTTTTGTTTTAGAAGATGGTTTTCGTTTTATTTTTTGTTTTTGTTTTTGTGTTTGTGTTTGTGTTTTCTTAGCGGAAGATTTATCCACCACGGATTTGACAACAGATTCGGGTTTTTCACCCTTTATATCTCTGGGGTTATATCTTAAAAACCACATTTGATATTCTTCACTATTTCTATTGTTTGCCAATTCTTTGAATTTCTCGGCTTTCATTGCCCGAATATTTTCTAATGTCGGCTGTTTTCCAATACATGTTAAACTGAATCGTTTTAGGATACCCTTTTGTTCTAACCGATTTCTCTTTTCAACCTCAAACAAGAATTGCGCCATACACATAATACGATCTCTAAAACCGGAGTATTCCTTTGCATATATGAATGCCAAATAAAAACTCAACATCGTATCTATGGTTGCGATTTTAATTTCTTGTTGTCCACTTTGAATGGTATTATAGTTATGACATCCAATGGGATAATAGATCATTGCAACGGAATCTTTTCCAACCATGATTTCTATGCGTTCCGGTATGATTTCACCAATTTCTTCGTGTTTCACTTCTTTTACATCGGTAAATCCCTTTTCGGCCAATTTCTCGCGAACAATAAGAGAGAACCGTTCTGGATCTTCTGTCAATACATCAAAATCGGGGACTTTTTGAAACAATTTCTGTTTCTCTTTTGTCATATATTTTGAATAAAGACTCGTTGCATACCCGCCGAAAAAGACGGCACCTTGTTCTATAAAGGAATCGCGAACGGTATAATACAATTCTTCACTACGCGAACTATTGGATTTCAGTGTCTTTTTAAAATCAATTGGATTGCATTTTTTTATAGTGGACATGGGATGATACCGATTCAATAATACCAATCGTTTAAACACCTTTTCCCAACGCGAGACATCCCCCGCGGGACGTGATAATTCCAAATACATACTCATGCGGAGGAAATTGGGAGGGGCGTATTTGATTCCCGCTACAGTAATCGCCTCTTTGTGCAATTCATTGAATATATCGGGGTGTATATACGTAATATCCGCAATAGGAATAAAATTGACAAATACTTTGTAGGTCCCGTGATGAACCCCCGATTTGGCTTCTACTTCGGCATATCCCGCGGCATAATATATATCTGCCAATTCTTTTGCATGGGCAAGTGCATCGGCGGAAAAAAAATCATAATCGGGTATTTCAATGTCTTTGTTATAGAATTGTGCAAATTTGGGGAGTATATTGTTGATGGCCGTTCCCCCATAACAGATGGTGCGTTTTTCTATTAAAAATGTTTCTAAAATCTGTATCATCTTTTTAATATCATCCGAGTTTGCGATTTTTTGCCCTTGGATTTTCTCACTTTCGTCCACCGCGTGGCGCAAGATAGCTAATTCACATTCTTCAAATGTCATTTTTTCATCGCAGAATTCGGATTTATATTTGAGTGGAACATTCTTTTTTGGAACTACAGAAAAGTTTTTACTCATTGATTTGTAATATACTATATATAAATATTTTATAGTATATTATTGTTATTATGGTTATGGTTTTATAGTAGCGATGATTTGAATTGACACTCTAAAGAGCGTCCAATTTCGCACCTTTTCTTATTCAATACTCCTATTCTGGGTGTAAAATTGTGTGAGAAATGTAGTCCCCTTTGCACATCTTTCATGCGAAAATGTGTAACATGCCCAATTATTAGAAAAAATAAGTTAAACTCAATAGGAGGGTTTACGTGCAATTCTTCTTTTTTAGTTTTATTTTCTATTTTTATGAGTTTTTTTACCCCCTCTACTATTACTAATACGCAGACCCTGTCCATTACGCGTACTTACCCTTCTATTACGCGTACTTACCCTTCTATTACGCGTACTTGCCCGAATATCACGCATACTTGCCATAACACCACTTGTTGTTGCCCGAATATTACGCAGCATCTGTTTAGTAGCAGGCTCAGGCACAGGATTACCATTTTCCATAAATTTAGGATTGAGTGATTTATAATAACTATAAGTAAATTGCATAAGTCCATTTATAGTGTAAAATCTTGTAAAGTCATATCCGTTATTTTTGTGTATTGGAACTAATTGTGTTACAAATATACTATCATTCGGACTGAGGTCGAAGCTGTCTTCACCAGGGAAAGGTGGATTATGTACTTTTAAAAACAGAACTTTATCAGTTCCACGTTCTACTGCTACAATATAATTATTACTGCTTTTTAACGTAATCCTGGGTATTGCGACATCGGATGCCGGTTCTACAGGTATCATCACTTGGTTTCTACTAGACTCACTCATGGTTATTATATTTTATATAAATATAATATTTTGGCTAAAGTGTTATAGGATGTCTTTACACGTTTGCACATGTACACCCTTGAAGAATTATACTAGCGAAGATTTGAATCCGCATCCCTTTGGACTGTTCTATTCCATTCTGTAACTGGTAACTGTGTTGAAGATTCATCCGCCAAGTGGATTCAATTCTTCAACGGTGTAAACTGGCGCTTCGCAGTACATTTTGAATCCTCAAGGTTTTACATATAATGGATGTGTGGATATATAGGATTTCAATGAAGACATAGGTATAAATGAATAATTAAAATCTATAAACATATTTTCATATTTTCGTTCATTTTGTGTCAAATATGCATTTTTATAATAATTATAATACGATATGCATGTTACATTATACCCCCAATCTTTTATACTGGTAAATACATCTGGATTTGGAATGATTTGATCTAAATAGGTAGGATCGGATAATACCATTGTGAGACTATTTTCCTGGGAGGGTTTTTTAGAGATTATAGATGAATATGTTTTTGCATCGTCTATCTTATAACTATAATTACTCTTGGTAGATGTGGGATATATATTATCTGTGCTGCAAAACAATATGATGGCTTTATTTTTTAAGGTACTTATTGGTTTATCTTGTAAAGGTGAACCACTTGCATTATAATCAGTAAAGTTTGTAGTACCACTATTAAAATCCAAATATGATTTATAATTATCATCAGTCATGAGTTTTTTTAAAACCAATGGATATACAGATTCATCATAAGTGGATTGAGAACATCTTATATTAATAAATAAAGGATCATTCATATTGGTTATTGGATATTTACTTCCCGAATTTGAACGAAATGCAGCATCTAATGTACATTGCAATATATCCAATAACGAAGGATTTTTTGCTCCGGATACCGTTTTATTGGTGGGAGAACTACCCGCAGTATTTTTACATGTAACTTCAACAATACCATTCTCGCTATTATGTTCCACTTCAAAATCCAAAAACCGACATCCTTGGGATAAACAAAATTTCACCATTTTAGTGCTCAAATATCGTCCTGTAAATGCAGAATTATAAGATGCTTTTATAAACATATCTTTAATAGACATACCATCATTACGAGAATCATAATTTTTATAAATAATCGGTTTATTGTCATTCTCTATTTGAACCAATATTTTATTGGATATACTTTTAATATCTGCCTCAATGGCATCCTTATTTGGATCATCGTCTTCAGTAAATCCTTCTATTTGCATCTTTTTACTCTTATATTCGTTTATACCAGATATGATGGCTCTACGATATTGCATCAAAGAATAAATAATATATGAAAATAAGACTATAATTATGAGTATTAATATTTTTCTAACAAGGTTCATTATATATTGTAGTTACAAAGAAAAATAATAAAAAATAATATAATACACGCAAATAATACATAAACATTATATATCAATATATAGTATCATTATGGCAGGTGGATTACTCAATATTGTTGCAATTGGAAATAATAATGTAATCTTAACAGGAAATCCCACTAAAACATTTTTTAAAGCGGTTTATTCTAAATATACCAATTTTGGTTTACAAAAATTTAGAATAGACTTTGATGGAATGCGAGATTTGAGATTAACAGAACCCTCCGTTTTTACATTTAAAATACCCAGATATGCCGAGTTATTGATGGATACTTATTTGGCCATTACATTACCCAATATATGGAGTCCCATATATCAACCCGTTCCACCGAATCCCGCCAATCCAGATGCTCCCCATAACAACAATACATGGGCACCCTATGAATTTAGATGGATTCGTGATTTAGGCACTCAAATTATTAAAGAAGTCACCATCACGTGTGGTTCTCAACTCATACAGAAATATTCCGGACAATATTTGAATGCTATGGTAGAACGCGACTTTACCAAAGACAAAAAGGATTTATTCAATAAAATGAGTGGCAATGTGGATGAACTCAATAATCCGGCAAATGCATATAACAGGGTAAATGTGTATCCTTCGGCGTATTACAGTCCAAATGCTGCAGGCGCGGAACCCTCTATACGTGGGCGTCAATTATTCATACCCATTAATACATGGTTTACATTAAACAGTCAGTGTGCATTTCCGTTGATTTCATTACAATATAATGAACTTATTATAACAGTTACATTAAGACCTATACAAGAATTATTCCAAGTACGTGATGTATTTGATAGTGCAAATCATTTTCCGTACATGAAACCGGATTTCAATTTACCGCGTTTCCAAATGTACCGATTTCTGCAAACCCCCCCATCGGTGAATATTGATCCCGAATATTATACAAATACAATAACCACGTGGAATGCAGATGTGCATTTAATATCTACATATTGTTTTCTCTCCAAGGAAGAAGCCCAATTATTCGCGAATGATGATCAAATCTATTTAATCAAAGATGTATTTGAATATAATTTCTATAATATAATCGGTTCCAGTAAATTGAGTCTAACCTCAACGGGTATGGTCGCGAATTGGATGTGGTTTCTTCAACGGAATGATGTGAATATGCGCAATGAATGGAGTAATTATACAAATTGGCCATATCATGGGTTACCCGTGAATTTGCTGAATGCGCCAGTAGATAGTCCTCTACAAAGTGTTATGGGATATGGTCCATATTACAATCCAAATCCAAATGGGGCAGCAACGTATGGTAATAATACCACTGGGATTTTTATAACAGGTCCGTTTATTGTAGACAATCAAAAGGAAATTTTAGAAACAATGGCGATTTTATTGAATGGAGATTATCGCGAAAATGTTCTCCCCCGTGGAATATACGATTATGTAGAAAAATATGTAAGAACACCAGGATATGCAAGAGAAGGAATATATTGCTATAATTTCTGTTTGAATACCAGCCCATACGAATATCAACCCTCTGGGGCCATCAATTTAAGTAAATTTAAAAATATTGAATTGGAATTGACTACATTCATACCCAATTTTGATAATGTAAATTCGTCATTCCAAATTACTTGTGATGGAAATGGAAATCCCATTGGAACCAATAAATCCACATGGCGTTTATATGAATATAATTTCAATTTAACACTGTTTGAGGAACGCTATAATATTCTATCGTTTGTCGGTGGAAATTGTGCGATGTTATATGCCAGATAAATTATCATATTTATGAATTCATTTTGTATAATAGTAATATAGGTTATAATATATTACTATTGTTATGGATAATTTAATGGATCAATTAGAATCATATGTAAATACATTTAGCGAGCCATTAGATGTTGAAAATGAATACAACGAAGATATCCAAAAAATAGAGGAAAAAATAAATCAAATTAAAAACCGCCGAAAATTCACCGAAAATTATTCGGGTATTGAAACGTTTGATAATATTTATGAAGACCAATCCCCATCCATTCATGAAGGCCAAACCAATGATAATATTATTGAAAATTTTCAAGAAGGAGCAAGAAATAAAAATAAGAGCAAAAAGAAAAAAAAAGGTGGCAAAAAGAAAAAAAGCACAATAGGGGTATTGAAGGATTACTTCTACAAAGTCTCGGGTATCATAGTCAAATATTTGGACAAAACGAAAAGCGGATTCTTTTATTTACATAAAGAATTTGATAAATTATTAACCAAAGGCGCATTTGCATATGTACATTTTTTATCCACTATAACGGATCCTAAAATGATAAATGTAGAATATGATCTTTCAAATGCAAATGCCAAAGTAAAGAAAAATATAACTACAGATCAAAATGCGGTAAAACAGTATATATATTCAATATTAACCTTACCTGTATGTTTATACGCTACGTATAACTGGTTTTATTTAATGGTATACATGAGAGAAAAAGAAGGAACGGATGGTGAAATGGAACGTCCATTTGGAGATGAAAATCGTACGAAAATCACATTAGATGGAATACAAAATGAATACATTAAAACACCATTGGAATTTTTATTCAATTATGCAATTACACCCTTGTATTGGTTTGATAAAATCTTTGATGACAACAAATATAGTAGTTTTGCGAATAATATGATTCAATGGCAGATTTTAAATTATTTCATAATTTTTATAATTGTTCTTTTTATAAATAGCAAATTTGGATTTTTTGATTCGTTGAATAAATTATTGAGTCGTAATTCTCCTTATTTATTTTGGGGGTGTGCAATTATTATTCTTTTTAAATTTTTATACAATGTAGTGAAACATTTGATTGATCCTGGTAAAGCACTATTGCAATTTCGTATTTTACATGCTTTGTTTGGTATTTTGGTTACATTTGTGTATATAATAATAACAACCCTTATTTCATCCATGTCCATCAATGTGTCCGCTATTCTTATAATATTATTTGTATGGATACATTCTATATTTGGAATTGTTTTGTATAATAAAAATGGTTTATGGGGAATATTCAATGAAATAAAAAATATAAATTCGTTTATAAAAAAGGATTACGATGACCTCACAGACGAGTATTGTGATTCATTGGATTGGTTTGGACAAATACTTATGAAAATGATTAAATTTTTAAATGACAGACGTCTAGAAGTATGTTTGTTAATTATTTTTATAATCAACTTTTTCGCTGTAAAATTTTATTCTTTTTACATTAAATTAATTACAATTCTTTTATTAGTAGTCTTATTATTGTTAATAATTCAAATTTCAAGTATTTTATCTGGACACATGTAGTTTATACAACTTTTACAATAAACGATTTGTTCTCTAAAACATAATAAATAATACATATTATGTTTTACAATAATGCCGAAAAACAATGGTAAAAAAAATAAGGCCACATCCAGTATGATTAATGGTAAATATTATCCACTTGTCAGTGTATGTACTCCCACATTCAATCGTCGTCCATTTATACCCATCATGTTTCAATGTTTCAAAAATCAAACCTATCCTGCGCACCGCATTGAATGGATTATTGTAGATGATGGAACGGATAAAATAGAAGATTTGATTCACGCCTCCGGCATATCTCAAATCCGCTATTTTAGTTTGCCCAATAAACTGTCATTAGGTGAAAAACGCAATTACATGCATACCCATGCAAAAGGCAATATTATTGTATATATGGACGATGATGACTATTATCCACCGGAACGTATTTCTCATGCAGTAGAACGATTAACGGAAGATAAAGATGCATTATGTGCCGGGTCCAGTGAGATTTATATATATTATAAGCATATTCATAAAATGTATCAGTGTGGTCCCTATGGTCCCAATCATGCGACGGCGGGAACATTTGCCTTCAAAATTGATATGTTGAAAAAATGTAAATACGAAAATCACGCGGAATTGGCGGAAGAACGCGCATTCTTAAAAGATTATACGATTCCCTTTGTTCAATTGGACCCGTTTAAAACCATATTGGTGTTTTCCCATAATCACAATACATTTGATAAAAAGAAAATGTTGGAAAATCCGCATCCGCAATTTTGCAAAGAATCCCCGCGTAGTGTAGAAGATTTTATTAAATTGGATAAAGAAGCCTCCATTAAAAAGTTCTTTTTAAATGATATTGATGATGCACTCAAGGCATACCCACCGGGGGAACCCACTATGAAACCGGGGGTATTGGAACAAATTGAAAAATTGGATAGAGAACGCAAAGAAATTGCGCAACAAATGCAACCACCGAATGGAGGCGAACATATTATGATGAATCGTCCTGGAGAACCACCTGTTGCACTGAATATCCACCAAGTGGCAGATATTCTGCAAAAACAACAAGAACATATCAATATGTTGACACAACAAATTGGAGAAAAGGATAATATTATACAGAATATGCAAAAAGAGATTGCAAAATTATATAGTATGAAAAATCAAAATAATACTATAAAACAAAATGAAAAAGAATCATTGTTGAAAATGGACAATACACTTGTTTTTAATATTGCAGATTAATTTTATTACGTACGTTTTGCTTTGCGTCCTATATTTCTAACTGTGCCTACTCCACCGGATGCTAAGCTGCCTTTTTTGTAATATACCATTGCATTATTAGAAAATAATGGCATTTTCATTTTTGGGACATTCAACGTGGTAACTGGTCTTGCAATATATACTAAATCAATCATTATATAATATATAGTATAGAAATATTATATAATGTTCCAAAAAAATTGTGTAAAATATTTTTATTTTATTTTTTCAAAAAAAAATTTGGTAAAATATTTTGGATTTTCATTATTCACTTTTTATTTTTTCACAATATAACAAAAAAATTCCCTGATTATAATTTACGAAAATAACAAAACAAAACATGATCTAACTACTCTACCATCTACAGAAAACAATCATAATAATAATTATCCCAAATGCCTATTGAACAATCGTCTCCTCTTCCAAATGACGTAATATAAGGTTTGAATCCTGGTGTATCTGCTGCTGCATCCGGTAGCACTGTCCATTCCGAATTCCATCTCTTCTTGATTTTTTCTATAATTTCATCACAATTCGCGGATGTCATAAACTCGGTGTCTTCCATCAAATCGTCGCATAACATATCATCTACTCCGTCGCTGTAAACGATGACACGAATGAATTCATCGTCATCAAACTCTGCTGTATATATTTCCGGTTCAATTCCAGTTACTCCCAAATGACCTAAACACTGGGTTGGGACCAAATTCGTATTGAGGAATTTTCCGTATTTGAAAATCACCCGATCATTTTCACATTGACGGATCGTCGTACTATTTATCAATTGAAAACTATACCCATCTATAATAGTTGCACTTTCTTCAAGTAGTCTATGCATCAATCGGTCATGTTCACGCGATGACATTATAGTATGGGGTTCATTCCTATATACTTGGCGTCTATTCTTGTATATTGCAATACGTGAATCACCCACACTGTAACATACCACCTTTATTTTGCGGGTGCTAGTATTGCGATATATTTTTGCAATGGAAAGGGTAGATCCAACTTGTAGATATGTATTGATACCACATTTTCCAATGGAATTGCGTTCGTTTTCCTGAATCATATTGACAATACTATTCACGGGATTCTCGTTCGCCAATAATGTGGGGAAATCCATATTGTATACAAACGAGCCAAAATATTTGTCAAAATAGTGCGTTTCCCCATGTCCATCCATAACAATAATATAATCAAATTCGGCTTTATCCCCGAAATTATCCCTACCTTTACCTGTTTGCGAAAAATCCTGTTTCTTATCCAACTGCGCGGTTATACAATCATGATATATGGCGGATGTACGAGAATATAATGTAGGATCTGCTTCCATATCCTTCATTATACATTCCACTTCATGATTTTCTTCAATCTTTTCAATCATCTCGTAGAGGATATCATCCACCGCGATTTTTTCAAAATCAAATACGTGATTGAATTCCATGTTGTTGTTCATCGCTTGCATCATTCTTTTACTTTTTTATTGGTTTTGTAACCTTTGATACTGAATTTGTAATCCAAAAAAGTATTTCAATTTTACTAATATAAAAATGAAATTACAAATGGTAGTATTGTGATGTACCAAAATAGGGTGATGTATTTCTTTATATTATTTGAATGGATACTATTTACAGTTCCTATATTGCCATCCTCATTATATGTAAGATTAGCTATAATCTTTGTATATTATATTGGACATGTTCTCAAGGTTCAACTCTATTATGCACGATTCAAATATTACATGTTGAATAATAAGAACAGAGAAGATGATACTATGAATTATGCCTCATTTGTTTCATCCAATGAGAACATTGCTCAAAGTGAACATAGTGAATAAAATTGATTTTATTATTATAGTATTCTATTCCTGTATCCATGCAAGATGATTGAAATTGCGTTAGTAATACTAATTATATATTGGTTTGGTTATCAATATATAATGAAACAAAGAATACATTTTTGGGAGAACAATGCGACACAAACGGAAATTATTCATAAATTATTAGATATTATTTATATGAGTGAATATACTGTGTGGCATGAATTCATTTTACGCGCACCACATATAACAACCCGTATTACATTTACCGATGTCATAAATGCATATTATAATTTAAGCCCCGTGAATGAGATGAAATTTTATAAATATTGTAATGCAAATGGAATATATTCTACATTTATAAAGATACTTGGAGAACATTCATCGCAATAATACAGACAAACACACAGACATTACTATGGGGTTACCCCCCTAATCCTCCATATCCATATCTATATCATTCATATCCTCTTCGGAAATAGACAAATCTTTTTTTACATTTTTGTCTAAATATCTATACATCCGTTTGATGTCCAATTTATTTATATTATAATCCTGAAAAATGTTCTCTACTACATTGAGAACATCTTGACTATTAAAAAAGTCTTTCCCATAATAAAGTCGCAATCCTTGGAAAAAGGCAATCAAATCCTTCTTATCCATATCCAATTCTTGACACAAATTGAAAATAAATAGAATATTATTATATTCTGTAGAATACTTGGTGAGAACTTTGGTAAATCTCACTTCACTTGGATGAAATTTATTCATGTTCTCCGGAAAGGTATCATGATATATTTTATTATTATAGAATGTCTTCATTAAAGAACTCATTTCATTGAATTGCCATATTTGATTTTGAAAAGTAATCCGGTCTGTATAATCCGCAAAACAAATATTATCTAAAATTTGGATATAAAATGGGATGGCTTTTTCCTTTTTCACTTTATTCAATGTTTCTATAATGTTCTCATGCCATAATAGTGCAACAATGGTTCGCTCGGTTTCATTCATAAATGTATTATGTTCTTCAATGGAATGTGGCATGTTAATAAGGGATTGTGTTAATTTTTTGGAATCTTCATTAAATGATTTTGTTAAGAATATATCTTGTAAAGATTCTTCATTTATAAATTGGGGATTTTTCTTATACATATTTACAACAAAATCCATTTTCCGCAAATCTCCTTGTATGTAATGTATTAATTTTTCTTTGTAATTTGGTAATACATCGGGTATATATTCATTTAATAAATTGGACATTTGGAGAACATTGGGTGGTTTTAATTCAAATGTATAACACACTTTCATCAATTCCTTTATTTTTTTGTCAATATAGTAATTTCCAATACATATAATAGGATTCATGGTTTTGTTCTCCATTTTCTGTTTTTTGGTCTTTTTTTGACGTATGAGTTTAATAAGGGATGTAATACCTCCCTTGTCTCCATTATTCATGCCATCTACTTCATCCATAATAATGGCAATCTTTTTAGTAATTCCTTTCATCATATGGAGAACATTGCATTTAGAAATATTATTACTTGTAATGTTCTCAATGAGTGATTTATTACGGACATCTCCTGCGTCATATTTAATAATATCATAATTCAATTCGTTTAATAATTGGATCACAAATTCGGTTTTTCCGCACCCCGGTGAACCATAGATGTATATTCCTTTTTTATAATTCAAATTGTTATGATGATTATCAAAATTTCTCAATATTTGTTTGATTTCATTGGCAATATCCTCTCTATCTAATATGTGATTTATAGTGTGGTTCAACGATGGCCTTGACATTATACCAATATTTATATTTCTTATTATATAATTTTCTCATTTTTATCATTTTATTTTAACGCATTATTATATATAATATGGGCAAAATGGGAAAAATGCGTGGGGGTATAAATAGAAATGGTTCTCCTTCTCCTCCTTCTGGAAATGGTGGTATTTTGGGAAGTGGAATATTTGGCATGTTTGGTACAATTATACAGTGTCAATCTACCGATGATTCATTATATTGCAATATAATGAAATTTTTCAATCTGTTTTTTATGATTCTCTTGGTAATATTTGTTTTATGGGTAATTTATAGTGTTTCTTATCCATTATTATTTAGTAAACGTGGGCGATAAATTCAATCTTCTGGTATAAATAATATTATATATTTTACATAATATTATTGATTTTTGTGGCGTCTGTCTGTTTGTTTGTTTGTCTGTCTGTTTGTCTGTTTGTGAATTATTTACCGAATGCACTGAAATCGGTAGTCACCGGAATAAAATTAGACGGTTTAGACACTAATGCACCACTGTATGAATATGGATCTATTAGACCTTGGGATTGTCCAGAACTGTATCCCGCGGATTGACCTGAACCATATCCCGCGGATTGACCTGAACTGTATCCCGCGGATTGTCCGGATCTTCCACCACCCGATAATACATTTGTAACTCCACTACCGGCTTCTTTTGCTAATCCAATGGCTCCACTCACGGTATCTTTTGCCAATCCAACGGCTCCGCTAACAGTATCGCGCAATAATCCAGCAGCACCACTTGCTCCGGATGTGATTAGATTAGATGCACCGCTACCCGTATCCTTGAGTAAACCAACTGCACCTGAACCCGTTTTTTCTACTATATTACCCGCAGTATCCACCGTTCTTTCAATGACATTTGCACCTGTTTGTGCTATGTTTTCAGCACCTTTTGTCAATTCCATCGTTTGTATAGTAGTTGCACCACCAAGTGTGTCTGGATTAGCAGTCGTTACGTATTTACTTGCAACACCTCCCGATACAGTTAAATTGGGACCAGTTCCAGTTCCGGTTCCAGTTCCAGTTCCCGCAACGGATGTTCCTGAACCCGACAATGTTCCGGAACCACCTTGACCCCCACAATTGGTGCATGTTCCATTATTAGGACATGAGGGACATGATGGGCAAACGGGTGGCACAACCTGGGTTTTTAATAAATAATCATCACTATACTTATCCCCACCTGCAACAACTGTCCAATAGGCAAGCCATTTATTAATATCACTATTCACATCGGTAGATCCATCTGTGCCCGATGATCCGCCGGAACCAGATGAAGAAATTCCTGTATCTATTCCGCCCGAATTGAATTTATATATATTATTATCTATGGATATGGTTTGATTTATCAATGATAAAATAACAATCACCGTATTTTTACCATTTGCCATATATAATATTATGTTTCCACGACTTTTTTCCTCCTTGTCTATTGTATCATTTACCATCCATGATGAAAATGAAGTTGCACTAGGAATTGTGGTAGAAATGTCTTTTCCAGTAATATCTTGTTGTGATCTATTGTATACTTTTATTTTAGTATCTTTGACAATTAAATTTCCATTTCGTATATCAAAGAACACATTGCTTTTGAGTTGATACACATTGTTGTTCTTATCGTATTCGGGTAATTTTATAAATGTTCTGTCATTTGATGTAGCAGATACATCCGATGTACTAATATTGATTGTGGCTTTTTTTTCATTTTGTGTATAATCTACTCTTTCTTTCACTTCTCCATTTTTATTATGATAAAATGAACATATATTGTTTATAACAATAGGAGTTGTTGAAATATTGGGGGTTTTGATAATATGCATAAAACGCTCCCTGTTCTTTGCAATATAAAACATGTAATATTTATCATTATTTCTCTTTTGATCATCGTTTGTAATGTATTTCCATGAAGTATTTTTATTTGAAAATGTATATTTGCTTTCTGGCGAATCTCTATTAGACGTATTGTATATTTTATAATTGGTTAATCCGTCAGGTGGAATCACAGTGATTGTTTCAATTAAATTCCCCGCTACACAACCCCTCAATTTACCATCTACCACGATGACATTAGAATTATTTGTATCATAAAAAATACTGTCATACACTTTTAATAACTGTTGCGAATCCGAATATTGAGGGATGGATGTAGATTCTGTATATTGCAGGGGTTCTAATGTATTTCCATAATCAATCATTCCTTCTTGATTAGAGGATCCATTCCATAACGGAAAAAATCTACTAAATACAATAGAAATGATTAATACAAATATCAATATTAAAAATAGTATGAATGGTGTAAATTTCATTTATATTCTATATTACGAAAATATATGAACTATTTATTTTGTATTTTTTACAGAAAATTGAATAATATATAATATACAAAATATATATTATTCTTAACGATTACCATGGAAGACTCTTTGCAAATTCCCCTTGAAAATGTACCTAAAACCATTCGCAAAAGGGGTGTACATGCACCTCTATTCTTGCAATATGATAATAATAATCAATACACCTTTGAAATCGGGATTGACGAAGTTGGACGCGGACCCCTCTTTGGTCGCGTCTATTGCGCCGCTGTGGTTTTACCTATAGATGGTTCATTTGATGGTAAAGATGTGAAAGACAGTAAGAAATTCAGTTCAAAGAAAAAGATGAAAGAAGTCGCGGATTATATTATGAAAAATTGCATTGCATATCATATACATTATATAGAAGCCGACGTGATTGATGATATTAATATATTACAATCGGTTTTCCGGTGTATGCATGAATGCATTCGTAATGTGTTATTACAGATTTCTCCGCGTGCAAACACAAACAATACATTAATATTAGTAGATGGAGATAAATTCAAACCCTATTGTGTCTATGATGAAACCACCGAATCCATTCGGGAAATACAGAGTGTGACGATTGAAAAAGGGGATTCTCTATATATGTCCATTGCTGCGGCAAGTATCATTGCAAAAGTGGCACATGATGAATATATTACAGAATTATGCAAACAATATCCCGAATTGAATACTCGCTATGATTTGGAGAAAAATGTGGGCTATGGAACTGCGCGGCATCTAAAAGGAATTGAAGAATATGGTATTACACAGTGGCATCGCAAATCGTATAAACGATGCAATGAAGCGAATTACAACCCGTTATAATGTATACATCATATTATCTATAACCGATTTATCTATCATCATATATTTTGTTTTACAATCCATTAAACTATAACCAATCATAATTTCATCTGTCATTTCAAAATAAACGAATCCCAATGTATATTCCACCTTTTCTTTTTCAAATGTGAAAAGTGGCGTGTATTTTTTCACTTCATAGGTGGTCGCATCCAATACCACAAAAATGTGATAATAATATCGTCTATCTTCGTAGCTCACACTATGGCATATAAACCATATTTCATTGGCATCCGCAATGTGCACTCCATTGGTTGATCCGCGTAAATGTTTGAAGAAGAAGGGGGCTTGAATGGTATGGGTTTTTTCAAATTTCATAGGATTCATATTGGTAGTGGAGACCGTTGTTTTATCACTTTCAATATCTCCAATGACCAATGGTGACCAATTGTATATGATTTTCATTTTATTATTGGCATCTTGGAATAATACCCAATTTTTCTCCACTTCGCGCTGACCCTCTATGGAAATAAATCCGGAGGTGGTGGATTTGGTAACAGTATTTATGAGACCATGTTCAATAGATATATTATGATATCCCAATCCGCGATTGGCATTGAAGTATACTGTGTTGGGATTTTGGGATGATTCCATCATGAAAAGCCGCACGTCTTCTAATCCAACATATAGGTTATCCAAATTCTTGTTATAATCCATTATAAATTCCTTGGAAATGACCCATTCGTCATCCTCCGATATATTGATGATTGCAATTACATTTATAGTGGCAATTGTTCCGGAGTTATCATATCCGCCACTACTATTAATGCGATAATTTACAAATCGTTTATTGACGACTAAATCCCCATGTTCATTGATACACATACTGGGCGTGCTACTGACAAATTCGGGCATTGCAGCTTGTATTTCGGGGATTCCTAATCCAATGCGATCCAATACCTCTATATTTTGATCCAATAATTTATTGGGCATTTTAGTAGAGAGAACAGATGCATAAAATTTGTAATTGCTCAATACATTACGTGCAATACTTTCATCCAAGTGGGGGTAGTTGAGAACTTTCAACGACACTTGTTCCAAATCGTAATTCTTATAATTGCAATAATAACCTATAATAGACAATTCATAATCAATCTTGTAATCATACACGTCCTTTTGAAGGAAGAGATAGTCGGTGGTAGTATTGTTATTGCGTTCATTTTCGGCCATAATATAAAATCCATAGGCCAATTGATTGTTCCCTTTGCATCTATAATGATGTATAATTTCATAGATATTTTCAATGCGTTTTGGATAGAAATTATATCCCTCCATCCACCAATAAATCGCATTTGCCATATCCCCCATGTGTTTGTAACATTTACCAATACTATAGTGACTATGCCACACCTCGTCAAACCAACCGCCAATCTCAATGCGTTTTTTATAGGTTTCAATTGCATTCTCATATTGACCTGCATCGCGGTAACTATTTGCCAAATAGAACGTATAGCGGTCATTGTTGGGTTGGTCTTCTAATCCCTTTTTAAGAAGGCGAATATCACGAACGAATTTGTCGCTTTTGCATCCGCCATCCCCAATATCATTGATGAACACGTCGGTTTTATCCAATTTATTATAGACAGTTCCATCGGGGGTTTGTACATATTCATGGGTTACCCCCCAATACGACATTCCCAATTTATTTTTGACAATACGAACATTCTTGTAAAAAAAGGTATCGGATCCTTGGAAAATATAATACACATCATCTACCAGGCGTTTATGCAAATCGTATTTAGTAATACTGGGATTCACGTAAAAGACCATATCTGCATCCAACAATAAGATGTATTTGACATCTAGGGATTCGCACGATTTTAACGCGAATGTACGATTGTAGCCGAAGTCCTTGAAGGGTTCTTTGATGATTTTCCCGGGAATGGGGGGATTCTGTTTTTGGAAGAATTCCATAATAACTTCTATTGTATTATCTGTACTCCCAGTGTCACAAATACAATAACAGTCAATGTAGGAGACGACGGATTCCAATAATCGGGTAATGATTTTGCTTTCATTCTTCACAATCATGTTTAAACAGAGATTCTTGTTGATGATGGGCTCAATAGTGGTAATGGTTTTATTGGGTAACATGGATAATGTATCATTTATATTGATTGGTGCTGTAGAGGTTTCTTGTACACTAGAATCTACTTCTTCAATACAAATACTGTTATCGGAAAATGCCACTTTAGACGACTTTTTACTTCTTTTCCGATTAGAAGACATGTTATATAAAGTGTATAATTTACATAATATTTATATTGATTTCTAGTTTTATTGTTTTCAACATTTTGAGCATAATATTATATAGTAATAATATAATATTATGTCATCTACACGATTCAATAATGATGCTGCACGAATAAAAAAAGAATTGGCCGAAAGTACATTTGCGGAACGATATTATTTGAATACCCCCGGACCCGGATTAGATTTGCCATTTGTAGAAGATCCACAGTTACGAATGCAATTCTGGGGTGCAAATTTGCGAACCAATACAGTTAACTTGGAAAGCGATTTACGAGGGATGACCCGTAAATTATGCCGGGATGATATTGCGAAAAATCATTACAAAATGAATGCCGCGCAAACGAATGCAATGGGATTTTCCAATTTAGAGAGTTTTGTGGATGAGACGCGGGCCTCCCAACCCGCATGGTTATTAAGAGGAAGTGAACAACCGCGATGGGAAGAACCGTGGTTGAATCCACAGGCAAATACTGAGAAGTCATTTGTGGATAATGTGCAAACCCGCATATTGAATAAGGATTACTTTGTGCCGAAAGTACCGAGTGTAATTGGTGTGAGCGAATATTATTTAGGACGATAAATTTCATAATAAATCCATCCAGTAACAATATATTTATCATTTGATATAGGCATTTTTCCCCTATGAGGAAATGTCCATGTTGCCGGAAACAACAATAATTTCCCTTTAGTGGGAATAATAGTATGTTGTCCCCAAAATTCAGTTTCGCCGCCTTCAGTAACATCATTCAAATACCATATAAAAGTTAATATTCGGTGCATAGAATTATCATACTGTTCATCTGTATGATAAATATATTTACCTTTATTTTTAATATATCTCTGTATCATAATAGTTGATATAATAACACTTGTATTTGAATAATATTCGTAATTATCATTTTCAATATTATTAAAATGTTTGTATGTAATTTTGGAAAAATATTCATGTAATGATTGTGTTATTTCATTTTTTAATAATTGAATAGGTTTAAACCATTTTGATTCAGTATCAGTTGTTATAGGAATACAAAAATCATCTGTATCTTTAACATTTTTATTTATACCACTTAATACTTTTCCTGGAAAAGTTTCACTTTCATTATAGTATTTTATTAAATCGTCACATACTTCGTCTGTAATAGAATTATTTTTTTCAAATAAATAATCACTTAATAATAATGGATTATTTATATTCATTTAAATAACGAGTTAATATTTATATATTTAAATAATTTAATTATTCAATATATAAATTTGTAGATATAAATTAGTATATAAAATGGCAAAATATTCATATAAAGGTATCAATATTGAAAATTTAATAAAATCCGGGTCTTATTCAAAAACAGATACCGGGTATTCAAATTTTCCAACCGGAGATTCACAATCAAGTATTACAATAGGAAATGAATCTTATTTTGCAAATCCAAAACCATTTGGATACAAAGACAAATCATCACTTGATATGTCTACTTATTTTTCTGCACCATATTATGATGTTAAACCTAAAAATTTATACACTGACTATACTGAAACATATAATGTAGATACTTCATACAATCAAATAAGAACTATTATAATAGGCGGTGGTGGCGGTGGTGGTGGCGGCGGGGATGGTGGTTTTTGGTCTTTTACTGGTGGTAGTAGACAACAATATGGTGGTGGCGGTGGTGGTGGCGGCGGCGGCGGATTTGCATATATAAATACTACTAAATTAACAAACCAAAATATACTTGTAAAGGTAGGAGCAGGTGGTTATCCCGGTGGTCAGAGCGGTGGTGATGGTTTAGTTGGTGGTACATCATCCGTAACTGTGAACACAAATACCATAGTTACTGCAAACGGAGGATCCGGTGGTCAAGGTGGTAACGCTGGTTCAAACAATGGTAATGATAATGGTGTAGGTGGTAGTGGTGGTACTGGTGGTAATGCTGATAATGGTGGTATGAGTGGCAACACTGGTGAAGGAGGTGATGCAGGCCTTGCTGTTGTATATGCTTCAGGTGGTACTCCTAGTGGTCCTATTTTAAATAATTACGGAATTGGAGGATCAGGTGGAAATAATGGAGTTGGTAAAGGTGTAGGAAATAGTGGTTATGCAGGAACTGATGGAATTGTGCGAATTTATTTATTAAGAGAATAATATAAGTTATTATATAATGAATTACTGGAAAATAAATAATGAAATTAAAAAAAGTCTATTATTTTTAAAAAATATCAATAATAATAGTACTACATATTTATTGAATACGAATAACACAGAATTAGATAGAATAGAATATTTTATTAGTACAATAGCAACATTTCATTTAAAAATTTTAGGTTTAGATATTCATTCATGTTTTATAGAATTTGAATGGAAAAATACATATAAAGAAGATGAATATAAAAAATCTAATTCAATATGTTCAACAATTACATATTTAACAGATAGTAATATTCCAACTCTTATTATTGATGAAAATAATATTCATAAAACATTAAAATATATTTTCCCAAAAGAAAATATGCATGTTTCAATGCACGCCAATTCAATATATGGAATAACAAATATTTTAAATATACAAAATACACATGATAATCAAACTACAATATATATAAACATTTTAAAAGAAAAACCATTCAATGTACCATATTATAATAATACAAAAATAATAAATGAATGTATACATAATCAATCACATAATGATAAACTAAAATATGAAATTGTAAATATATTAAAACAAAAGTATAGTATAAATGACATTGAAAATGAAAATATTTTTACACCATTGACTATTTCAAATATACAACATGTATCGTCATTAAAACCAAATAATTGCATACTAGATGATCATGTAAATGTAGTAAAAACCGAATTATATAATGAGAATATGTTTCAAAAATTTATTAATAAAAATATAACAATAAAAGAAAAATATTATCCAATTCAAATTGTAAATATTTTAAAAAATAATTATTTATACCAGCGAAGATTTGAATCATCTGTCCAAAGAGGTGATATATTCAACAGTGTAAATAATTACAGTATTATTGAAATTGAATTTAACAACAAAATAAATAATATATTCTCTTTTTTAAACGAACGATACGGAGAAGAAATAAAAGATATATTAAATTTATCATTAGGAAATATAAACATTACAAATACAAACAAATTTATTGAAAAAAAAATTATAAAAAAACTATTAACAAGTGATATATGTAAAATAATAATAGAGGAATGTGAAAGTTATGCAGAACTACATAAGGGTTGGTTAATAAATACAGAATTAAATAGACACGAAATCTTTATAAAAAGCAATACTAACATTTCAAAAATGATAACAAACTTGGTAGACATGGTAATATTTTCAATAAAAAAAACATACAATATAAGATATAATTTTAATATAATATTTGATGAATTATTAATAGTAAAATATAATGAAATTGATGAAATTCAAAAAATAACAAATACCGATAAATCCATGTTAACAATGAATATTTTATTATCAAATATTAATGATTATAATGGTGGAGATATATTTTTTGAAAATATAAATGATAAAATAGAGTTAAATGAAGGAGATATGTTGTTATATTATGGAAAACTTCAAAAAACTACATACAATGTGAATAAAGGTATAAAATATAATTTAATTGGACTTATACAATTTAATATAGATGATATAGATTTAATATCAATATAAAAATATAATGCATAATTTACCATAATGAATAGCAAAAGTAAAATAGATGTATGGGAAATAGTCAATGATATATATAATGATGTAATTCCATTATTATGTTATAGGAATAATAATACATATTTATTAAATACAACCAATGTAAATATGAACATATTAGAAAAAATAGTATTTGAATTATCAATGTTCCATTTAAATAGATTGAACATAAAATATGACAAAGAAGAACATTTCATAGAATTTTGGTGGAAAAATAAATTATCTATGAATAATAAATTACATATAGATTGCGATGAATATGAAAGAATATATAATAATACGGTGTATAATCCATTATGTTCTACTGTAACATATTTGAATGATAATGAATTTCCAACACTAATTACAAATGTAAATTATGAAGAATATAAATATAAAGAATTCCCATGTGAAAAAGAACTAATATTATCAATACCAAAAAAGGGAAAACATATAGCATTTGATGGTAAATATTATCATGGAGAATGTAATATAACAAACAGTTCAAATTTTGATACAGACCGGTATATATTAGCAATTAATATATGGGATAGAAAACCAAGTTATGTTCCGTATTATGATAGTTTGAATTATGTAAATGTTTTTTTAAAAAACGTATCCAAAAATATAATAGAATATTCAAAATATAACACAAATATTAATATTATTGAATTGATTGAGTCTAATGAAAAAATAATAACAAATGAGGTTGAACCCGCTTTGTTTGACAAAAATATGTATGATATTTTATTATATGATAAAACACAAAATATTTTAAATCATACATTTCAAAAACTAAATAATATAATAAAAGATATTCCAAATAATACAATTCATATAAAATATAAAAAGGAAACAAATAAAAATAAATCAATAAATGACATCCAAGACCTATTTGATAATAATATATCAGTTGAAAGTATTTTTAATAAAATAGAAATATTTAATAATATATATTCAATTGAAATATGCAATTGGATTATAAATGAAAGTGAAAATTATGCAAAGTTAAATGGTGGGTGGACAACAAAAAGACACATTAATTATCCTACTACAGATTTACCATTAGAAAATATTACACCGATATTTAATTTTGTAATATCAACCATTGAATTTATATTTCCAAAAATACAAAAATTATATAATTTACCTGCAAATGTATCATTAGATATACACGATTTATTTATAGTAAAATATGAAGAAAATTTACAAACTGAATTAGAATATCATCGTGACGGATCGCATATATCTTTTAATATTTTATTAAATAATGAACATGAATTTGAAGGTGGAGGAACACATTTTCAAAAAGAAGATAAAATTATTAAATTAAAACAAACTGATATGTTAGTACATTGCTCAAAACTTTTTCATAGCGGTATAAAGATAACAAAAGGAAAACGATATTTATTAGTATGTTTTATAAATTTACAAATCGCATAATCAAAAACTACCATAAAATATATAAAATATAACGTTTTATATATTTTATATGCATAGTTGGACAATAGAAAATGGTATTGATGAAAATACATATTTAGATACTCATTTTATGGAATTAGATGATATTGTTCAAACAAATCGTTTCTGTTCATTTTTATTGAATACATCATTGGATGAATTTAATTTATTAGAAAAATATGTATATGATTTGGCTATGTTTCATTTTAACCGTTTAAATATACAATTTGATAAAAATATCCATGCAATAGAATTTTGGTGGAAAAAACAATATACTGATAATAATTTTCATGTAGATTGTGATCAATATGATTGGCATATCAATAATATACATCATTTTCCAATATTATCATGTATTACATATATAAATACAAATAATTATCCAACACTCATTACAAATATAAAACCAAAAAAAATTAATGAAAATTATATAAAACAATTACCACAAAAAAATAAATTAATATTATCATTTCCAATAAAATATAAACATATTGCATTTGATGGAAGTACTTACCATGGTATGGTAAATATTGAAAATGACGATAAATTTAATGATAATGGTAGAAAAATATTATGTATAAATTTATTAAATAAAATTCCATTGTCCGTACCATATTATGATAAGAAAATGCATAATAATTATTTATTGCATAATCATAAAGTAGATTGGTCTACCAAAAATTACAATAAAAATCAAAAAATTTTTAATTTGAAAAAAAATACTACAGATACTATTCAAAATATTAGTAATAATATATTAAATATAGATTTTTATAACAAATTGTTATTTGAAAAAAACATTACTTCAAGACAAGTATTGAAAGATTTATTGGATAACATAAAAATAAATAGTGATACTATAATCATAAACCAACATGTAGAAAAAACCAATAATATAATAAAAGGGTTTATATCACCTGAAATGTGTGTTTGGATAAAAAACATTTGTAAAACAGATATTATAAATTTGAATACAACTCCAAATATATATGCATTATTAGTTAATTTAAAATATATTATATTTAAACATATAGAAAAAATATATAACGATTTTACCTTGATGGAAATTATAAATTTGTATTATATAAATTTATCTTCACAATTGCATATTTCAAATGATAACATATGTAATGATTTACACGATATAACAGATAATATTATCCCTTTACCCGAACATAGTCTACCTGGCGAAGTGTATTCATATAAATTTGAAATAATATTAAATAAAATGGATAAATATAGCGATGGTGATTTAATTATATATGATTGTGATGATAAAACAGATTTTAATGGGAATAAAATAATTGGTTATATTTATCAAACCAACAATATAAAATAAATCATATTCATTCAACCATTTATTACACTCACGGTATATCAGTAATGATGCGATCATTATGATCCGCGCAATACCACTGCGGTTTCCACTCCGTATTGGCTTCCAACCACGCCCATACGTTCACTTCCCACAACCATTTTTGTGTATCCTGGATACATCGCGGATAGTTTTCCAAGTAAATCCGATAAAAATCCATCAGGGATCCAGCATCTCCCATGAAAAACGTCCCACAGAATCGCCAATGCACTGCACTAATAATGGCAGTATTATTATTCGCATCGGCAGGCGCCCAACATCCCGGTATTAGCATAAACGGTTTGTTAGACCAATCCCGCTTGGAAACCGCCTCTAATTTAGATAATGTGGTTTCTTTTTGATTGAATATATACGCCATACTAAAATCCATCCATGCAAACGTCTGTGATGCAAAAGGATTCTTTTCAATCGCATCTCTCACAAATTCCATTTTCGCATTCATTAATGCCATATATTTTATTACATCTTTACTATCCGATCTTCGTTCGGGATAGGACAGCCCCGGTGTACTACAAAATGTATATAGTGCAGTTTCTTTATAGGGGGTCGTCATTTCCAATAAACGCACATTTGGATATTTTTGCACTAGAACTTCTAAATGAGGGGTCGTCACCTCATCTCCATATATGCATATATCCACATCTAATTTTGCAATATATTCAAATTGTTGAATACGCCACTCTATGTTTTTGTATGAGAACGGTTCTTCGTCGTATATTTTCACAAAACAGGATACAAATGTTACACGAGGATTCTTTGGACGAATATCCATTAATGACATTGTATACGAATAATACACAACTTAATATAAAATGTTTATATTAATTTGTTTTGTATAAGAGTTATATTATTTGTAATATTATTTATAATATGTATTATATAGAATAGTATTTATTATATTACAAATGTTCATTATTCATAAAAAGATTTTCAATGAAATATGCAATAATAATATTACATTGTATGAAGATTTTATAAAAACTATAAAAAACGAATATAATGTTGTAATAAAGAACATATTGAATTCGGTGATGTGTGTAGTTATACGATATGAAACCCATAAATTAATGTCTGTTATTGCTATATTGGATGTTGGTGTCACATGTGAAATAAAATATATATGTTCTCTTATATTAGCAGTGGATAAAGGGGAAACCGATTTTATACATTATAAACCATATATAGATATGTTAAGAAATGTAGATAATTTACATATTATTTGAGGAGGTTTGATAAGATCTAATAATGTTCTCAATATATTCACGTTCATTATGACAATTTCCCATAAAAGTTTCACCTGCATCTATAAAATCCGCATTTACATATATAATATGTATTCTACTCTTTGTATTTTTCATACATTCATATTGAATAATTTCATTGGTATATTCAAACTCTCCCTTATGATGATGAGACTCCAATTGGACCATAATAAAATATAAACCTGTAATTGAACCCTCCCCCAATGCACATTGACAATGTGTATCATACAAAAAATTATCAAAGGATTGTATTTCGTATAAAATGTTGTCTTTAGTCTCTTGAGAATGATACATCTCAAAGGGAATTAATGGTTGAATATTTACAAAAACGATGGAACTAGGGGATATCATGATTTGTTTGAATCGCTGACAGCATCTTTCATAATACTCATAATCCCCTTTTAATAAAATATTGTGATGATTCATTGCCAAATAATATTGATATGTATTCTCCGGGTGGCTATTTTCCGCGGGTTGATAATGCGTATTCACCATGAGGTGTTCATCACAAATAAATCCATGGGTTGTATCCATGCGTTTATAAGTATTTGAATAACGCCGTTCATAATTATTTATATTTAGAAATTCTTGGAATTGGTTACTTATACAATCTTTTATAACACTCAAACGTGAAATTAACCAATCAAAGGGGTAACTTTCCGTTTTGAATTGGAGGCGTTTTAGAATGGCGGCAGCAGAACATCTATATCCTAATGATATAAATGTTGTAGATGGTGGTATAACGGATACAGACAAGTCCATGATTATATATTTATTGTATACTATTATATTGTTTTTGTTTTATTTTTTGTCTTTTAGTATTGTTTTTACACACATAAACAAATGTATAAATACAATATAATATTATATAATATAGAATATAATGGAACTGGCTGTACCAATTATTGCATTAACTGGATTATATTTTGTCAATAAACAATCTAAACAAGAAAAATCAGTAAATGATTTTGAAGCATTTGCCAATCAAACATCAAATCCCAATTATCTTCCCAATGTGGATATTCACAATAGAAATTATCCAGAAGAATATCCGGTAGTTTCTCCCGATATTGATCAAACCAGTCGTCTTTCCAAAAACAACAAATTTGATTCCCCGGGGGTATACACCGATAAATATTTTGATCCCAATTCCACGTCCATTGTATCCAATGGTGTAAATGCAGCTGGGGGACAATATACATCTATTACTGGAGAAAAAGTAGATGCTTCTTATTTCCAACATCAAAATATGGTTCCTTTCTTTGGAAGTAATGTACGAACATCCAATGCAAATACCACCTATACCGAAGGTATTTTAGACAATATGAACGGAAGTGGATCGCAGCTATTCTCCAAACAAGAACAATCTCCCCTTTTTTCTCCACACGATAATCTGCAATGGGCGCACGGCGCACCCAATACAAATGATTTCTATCAATCCCGTGTCAATCCCAGTTCACGTATGGCCAATGTGAAACCGTTTGCCGAAGAACGTGTGGGTCCCGGATTAGGTTTAGGATATACTACAGAAGGTGCGGGGGGGTTCAATTCCGGTGTTATGATGCGCGATCAATGGACAGATAGAACCGTAGATGAATTACGTGTGGCGAGTAAACCGAAATCGTCGGGACATATGCTCATTGGTCACGAAGGACCCGCCAATAGTTTCATAAAATCCATGGGAACCACTGAACATATGGGTATAATGGAAAAGAACCGTCCCGAACGCGCATTTGAAAATGGATATGATCAAATGATGCCGACTACCGGGTTACAACGCGCGCCCACCCTACATTCCATTCCTGTATTCCACGACCAATCGCGTGCGGAAACGGCGGTGTCCTATTCCGGTGCTGCAGCTGCAGTGGGCTCGGGATCTGCCAATTATGTAACGGGGGAATACATGCCATCTAAAAATATTGAATTGGGCGGGGTACCCCTACCCGTGGCCAACGCCAATGGTCGTAATTATGCGACGGATGGGGATTATGGCGTAAAATCCAAGATGGCATATCCCAATAATCGCAGTGCCAATGAACAGAATAATTATTTCGGTATTATGGGCGGTGCAATTGGGGCGGTTGTTGCCCCCCTATTGGATGCCCTGCGTCCATCCCGTAAAGAGAATACCGTGGGAACATTACGCCCGTATCAAAATGCGAAATCCGCGGTTGCGCAATCCTATATATTCAATCCGGCGGATAGAATGGCACCTACCATTCGCGAAACCACTGAAAATTCCAAATTCCATTTGAATGTGAATTCCAATCAAATGGGCGGGGCATACAAAGTCACCGAACATCAAGCCGCAAATACCTATCGTCAATATACCGATGATTTCTATTATTCAGGTAACCCGGGGGCAGCCGAGGGGACAAAACAATTGCGTCCATATGACGCGGAATATAGACAACGCAATAATGATATTAAATCTTCTACTATACAGGGATATATGGTACAGGGGAACATGGGATTGATGAATTCCAATATTAATATGACTGGAAAGGCGAAGGAAACTCCGCTGAAAAATACCCGTTCGGTTGCACCGACGATGCCGTATCAAAGTCCGGATATGGCGAACTTTGGTCAATTGCAGGGAACGCGGTCACTGTATTCTAATATACAATTGGATCGCAGTGATCCGGGAATATTGGAGAGTTTGAAAGGAAATCCGTTTGCATTGAGTGTTACGAATGGACTATAATCTCGGTAACATAATAATAATACATTATAATATAAAAATTACATTATAATGTGTATAAAAATGGAGAGATTTTTATTGACATGTAAGAACATTTGTTGTTATTTACCATACAAAGTAAATTGTTGTGATAAAATTGGAT